ATTATCACCGTCAAAAACATTAGGTAAATGAGTTAAAAATTCTGAACCATAAGTATTGTTTTCTAAAACAACTTTCACTTTTTCTGAATCAAATAATTCAAATGCTATTAAATAAAAAATATGCGCAATTTCCCTAATTGAATAAACGTTATTTCTGTACATTCCAATTTGCTCAATTTTGAACAACTCATAAAGACTTTCATACTTGTACTTCTCTATCTCTTCTTTATCTCTCAGGATGAGCTTAAATATGTTAATAACAGAATAATCCTTGCCAAGTCCCTCTGACAAGTCAACAGAAATCAAAATATAGTAATCTTTCATTTTTTGTATATTAAAAAGATTAGGATCTCGGACGAATTTTAAAGAATCATATGGAATATTTAACTTCTTAAATTGAGGAAATTCTATATAATCAAATGGTAATTGCTTACTCTTTAATAAATCAATAGTTTCTTTGTTAAATAAAATTTTATCACCAGTAACGAAGTGCAAGCCATATTCTTGGTCAAACTTTTCTGCTGAACCAATAAGTTTTGTTTCTTCTTCTTGCCAATTTGAAACAACAGCTAATTCAGGAAGTGGTATACCATCAATACGAATTTTTCTAATATTATCAATATAAGTTTTTTCATCATTAACATCATATTTTACGCAATCTAGAATATCATCACCAACAGTTTTTTTGTACATTTTGATATCATACTTCTCTCTTATTTCCTTTAAGATATGAGCCTTATTTATTCCATATTTCTTTATCTTAAAATCAAGAATTTTAATCTTAGTATCTTCTCTACCAGGCACTTGATTCCAATACACTCTCATTGCCTTATAAGGACTCTTATTTGGATCGTCATCTGGTAATTCTGCAGCTGTTATTAATTCCCAGAACATATTATATCCCATAGGAGTAGACGTGATTATAATTCTAGAGTTTTCAATAGAAGATACTACTGGTATAATAGCACCATAATAATCTCTAATAAAATTATCTGGAATGTGGGCAAACTCATCAAGATACAAAAGGTCAATGGTAAATCCAATTGATGGCTCTTTTGTTCTATTTTCTGTCTGGATTCTGGAGTTATTTTCAAATGCAATTTGAGTTTCATTCCAGTTTGTAACACCTTTCTTTAAGAAGAAAGGCAATAATTTGTAAATATCTTTAATTTTTCTAATAATTTCCTTAACTGTCTTACCTTTATTAGCAACAATCATACAACCTTTATCATCATTAAATAAAACAAAGTGTAATAAGACAATAGCAGCAGACACTGTATTATGTGTTGGTATATAATTGTCTGTCAAATATAAATGATTTTCATTATCAACTTCTATACATTGTGCAGTTTTTTTGCCATAATAAGTTATATTTACTATTCCTCTTTTTTGACCCCAATCAAAATGTTTATTTTCTATTTGTGATTGCTTTCTTTTTAATCTAAAAATAGGATATGAATAATCATTTTTTAATAATAATCTAATCAAATAAGATTTTTTACCTTCTAATTTTTTCCCCTTATAAGTATAATAAGTTTGCCTTTCTCTAATATTTGTTCTTATTCCAAGGGAATGACAAAGTTCTCTAACATTTTCGCTTAATTTTTTAGATGATGTAGAATATGATGCTTGATTTTTTGTAACAAATCCATCTGTATCCATTAATCCCTGTAATAAAGAAATTCTTTGACTAATACTACCATATAAATATTCTCTTGGTATAAATTTATCATAAGATAATTTTTCCATTAATCCAAGTTCTTTTAATTTTGAAATAATTTTATGTTTATTATTTTTCTTTATTATTTTATAATCGTATGATTCTTTATTTTTTCTTTCTTCTAAAATAACATCAATTTCTTCATCAATCAAAGAATATAAATAATCAGATATTTCTTTATCTTTAGTTGATATTTTTAATCTATTATGTCTTGTTGAGCCATCACCTATTATCAAGCCAAGTAAATACGGATCTAATAATAGATTTTTTTCTGGATAATTAACAGGTTCAGCAACTTTAACATAATAAATAGAATCGCCTCTTTTAGTCAAATAATTTTTTCTTATCTCAGATAATTGTAAAACTTGTTTGTTATTATATTTCTCCACTTCCCACAGATGCTCATCACAACATCTAACTTTTAAGCCGTCTGAAAATTCAACTTCATATATATCTTTTTCACCTTGTGGATATATTCCAACAACATTAGTTAATTCTCCATCATCACCATATATTTTATCATAAACTTTTAAATCACCAAATCTTTTTTTACCATTTTCAGTCCAAACTACACTATCCAAATCTTGTGCTTTACCAGTTTGTCTTGATGCCATTAAAATTGATCTTGGATTTTTTGTATATAAATCTATAATATCTTTTTGGTAATCTCTAAGTGTCATTGGACCAATTGATCCATCTTCTCTTTTAATCTGACAATAATGTTCTGCAAAATAATGAATATTTATTTTACATTTTATATATTCTTCAAATTCATTATCTGTCATTGCAAAGGTCACATTTGCCTTACGTACACCTCTTGTATTTGAAAACCAAAGCTTTTCGTGTCTTTTTAATATTTTTCCTAAATTCTCTTTCTCTTCAATATCTTTTATTATATCTGTTGTTAAAATAAAACTATCATCTTTTACCGCCATACCTCATTATTTTTTTTATCTCGTCATAGTGTTTTTCTGTCAATCCAACCCAACCATCACATTTAATAACATTTGAAACATATGGTAGAATACCACCAACTCTATCATCAATTACAACATATTTATCCCAATCATTTTCAAGTAACCATTTATATATTTCTAAACCTCTTGGTGCTCTTATCAAATATGGGGTATAGTCATATATTTTTGCAGTAATTCCCTGTTTAACAAACAATTCTTGTAATTTTGGCATATCTTTCTGAAGTCTCCATGTAGATGTTATAACAGGATGTAAATCAAAATCTTCACATATTTTATTATAAACACTTACACATTTTTGATTCCACCTAATTTTTAAGTCTGGATTCAAAACACCATCTATATCTGTAAAAATAATTTTCATCTTATTCAAATATAAAATCGATATTATATCCCTTTATTACAAAATTTAGATATAGAATGTCTCTTAATGTACCTTCAAATAATTGTACATCAAAAGAATATCCTATTGCTATCAATTCAGGTATATATGTTGCGATTTGTTCTTCTACTTTATTTTTTAAATTACCAGTTGTAACTCTAGTTTGCCAAAGATAATATTCTAAATTAGCGCCAATATCAATGTTACCAAGTACTTCACCTTTATTAGTAAATAATATCATTTCTAATTTTTGAACGATTACTTCAACTTCATCATCTTCTATAATTCTATCTGGTTGATATTTTGGATGACCAGGATACCTTATAACTAAATCTTTTACATCTCTTAGAGCCATTTGAAACCGTATTTTTATTATATATATAAAAAAATACATTTCCCTATGAATGAGGTTAATTTTATATCAGTTATAGATTATATTGGAGAGATAAATAATGGTGTGGCTGTACTATTATCAATGAAAGTAAAAGAAAAAATATACGAGATTGCATATTGGTTTGATAAAGAAGATAATTATAGAATATCAGCGGATGATAATTTTTTACAAGATTATAATATCAAAGATATATATGAATATAAAGATTATAAAAAATTAGCATATTACATACACACATTTGTATTAGATAATAAAGAAGAAATATTTAAGGAATTCTTAACAGATTAAATATTTCATTTCCTAGATGTTACGCCCTTCCAAATAATATTAATTGTGCTAAATCCAGTTGTTGTTTTTGGATCTTCACTAAAAAATACACCATTTCTATTAGTCCAACCACCTCTTAAAATTATTAATTCATTTTTACCTATAACGATATCACCTAAAACTGGATCTATACCAACTAATTTTTTAGCATCATATTGTTGTGTATCATTATATGCAACAACTGTATTATTACTAACTGACATTAAAGATGTATTACCTTGGTCACGTACATCGGTAAGTCCATTTGCACTCTGAACAGAAACTGCGTTAATTAAACTTGATTTATCTGGAACAGATGAACTACTATTCGGACTAGTAGATTTTTGATTATTCTGTGCAGTAACAACAGTTGTATATTTATCTGAGGATACATTAACAGCACTTGATGATGTTGCATAAGTGTTTTGTAATACTGATTTTTGAGTTGATGACAATAATGCACCATCTCTGTGATAATCTTCATTATCTTTACCAACAAATTCAATATTAATTGAATCTATACCATCAACATTAGTTTTAATTTGAGTAATTAAATCAGATTTAACAACTCTATCATATCTATCATAACTTGAAAAATAATTAGACAATGTAGAAACTACTTGTTCTCTAATATTATCTTCTGAAACATCTTCATATCTTCTAATAAAAACATTTACAACAAAGAATTTACGTCTTGGATCTATAACTTTAATTGATGAAGTGATACTAATTATACCTTGCATCTTAAGATAGGTAATTATTCTTTGTTTTTCAACAGAATCTAAATAAAATGCATCTAAAGGTACATTAAAATAATTAACATCTGTTGAAAAATAATCTGTTATTCTTGGAATTAAATATAAATACATCTCATTGATATTAATCTGATCCAAATTGCCATCACTATCAATATCAATTTTAATCATATCTAATGTATTAAAGGCATTAACCTTAGAAAACATATTTAATTTTTTAAGATGATATATAAATTGAGCAGGTGTAGCAAGTACAAAATTTCTAGATACATAAGGAATAACAGATTTTGTATATTCAATACTCTCACCATCACTAGCAAATTTTATATCTGTTTCAACAAAAATATCAAAAAATTGAGTTGCAGAAATAATATTTCCACTATCATCATACATATCACCAACAAAAGTAAAATCATTAACTTTATTATTTAATATGTTACCTTGTAATCCATTATTCAATAGATATTTAACAGTTATAACAGAGCCAATAGAAGGAATACAACCATTTGTACCATTGCCAAAATAAATGTCTAATCCGCCATTAAAACCAGTCTTAGCACAACAAGCATATTCATTATCAAGCATATCATAAATGTGATCTCTAATTTGTAAATTAATACCATTCAAATATACTTGAAAATCAAAATTATCTATAGTAGAATTGTTACTTACATTAACTTGGAAAGATTGTGATATTGTTCCATCACCAGTAAAATTTTGAGTTTCATATCTACCTTGAACAATATTAACAAAAAATTGACAACCAGGAACTAAAGGATAAACATTTTTAGAAGTGCCAGTTTTCAAAGAATAATAAAGACCATTACTTCTATTTTTAAGTAATGTATCGTCATATATTGTCACTTGTTGACCAAAAATAGTTGCATCAATATTAATTCCTTGTTTAAGTTTAAATTTAAGTGTACCTCTGGAAGCTATTGCCCTTGAAGGATTATGACCAGATATTCTAGCAATATTTCTAATCATTCTAATAGAATTAGATTGATCTATATCTAATTGCTTAACGAAATTCTTCAAATACAATATATTTTGAAGAAATATTTCCTTAGTGACATCTAATATTTGTCCATAAGGAGATGCTGAATTAAAAAGAATACTTGATTTATCATATGCAGAACTTAACCAACTATTTATTTGATTTGTTAAATTTGTATAATTCAACTCTATTCTATTAAAAACTCTGTTAAGTTTTGTGGATCTTGCCATTAAATTTTTATTTTATTTTTTAGATTATCACCTATTATTTCAATAAGTTTCTTCAAATCTGATTGTTTGTCCTCATATATATTATCAAAAATTTTAAATTTAAATACATACTCTTTATCACCTTCTTTTGAAATTGTCAAATCTATGTTTTTATTATTGTTCAAATCAATTGTAAAATTAAAAAACGTTGACTTACAAGGCATAATAGATATTTTCTCTTCTTTAACATTTATAACTGAAATATCTGTAATTTTATTTTCTTGAAACCATTTATTAATCAATGTTGATGGTGATTTAATAAATTTTGATAAAATCTTAATATTCTCACCAAATTTATTTTCTTTAAAAATATTAGTAATCTTGTTTGAAAAGTCTTCAAGTGTTGTAAAATCAAGTCTATGATATTCACAATTAATATCATACAAATATGTAAAATTACTTTTAGTAAGCTTAGATTTAGTATTATCACAAGTAAAAATAATTTTTGTATAAATAATATTGATATCATCATACAATATTTTATTCATAGAAATAACTAATCTTAAATCATTTGAGCCTTCTATCTTTTCATAAACACTTTCAACAGAAAGAACCTTTGTTTCATCAAATATTTCTTTTATCTTATTAACTAAGTCACCAACAATAATATCTGTCATTAAATTTAAATTATTTTATATGATACATCATATCTTTGATTAAAACTACTACTATCAGAACCATCAACTCTTAATAAAGAAACTTGTAAACCCCTATAATAACTAACTCTAGGTACGCCACGTAAAGTGTAACCTCTTACTTCACTTGTCGCCAAATCAATTGTTAAAGTTGTACCTGACTTACATAATATTTTATATGGACCACTGTAATCTACAGTATTTCCTAAAGTATCTAATAAATAAAGATTTTGCACATAAACAGTATTACCAGTTTTAAACATGTTTTCTGTCATTACCAACTCTGTATATCCTGTTGAACACCAAGTTGAACCAGTATTAAAACTGGTACAATTAACAAAAATATTATCATTTAAGAAAAAACTATCATCAAATACTGAAGATTCTGGAACTACTATATCATAAGATAATAGATCCTTTGGCAATCCAATGCTAAATATTGGAGTTTCAGTCTTAGTAACACCACTTGTAAACATCATATTAACAGACAATATTTGTGAGTATTGTGCGTAATTTGGCTTAATTAAAATATCCAATCTTTGTTTATTTTTAAGATCACTATCTAATGTAATGACCACTGGTCCATTATCATTATTAGACACATTATCATTTATAAGATTCAATAACATTTTACTTGAATATGATAATGTTACTGAGTAAGATGCTCCAGTATTTGTTTGATTAAAATTATAAACGTCAGTTAAACTAAGATTTTTAATATCATCATATTCAACTCCAACTACATTAAATTTTAATTTTGGATAAACACCAGAATAATCTACTGAAATTCTTGCAGAATCTGAATCAACAAATTGATTAGTTGCATATAGTCTCAACAAATCTTCCATATTCTTCATTCTACTCTTTAAATCATCTATATCAGTTTGAGAATATATTAAAGACTTCATATCCTGAAGATCCATATTTATTCTAACAAATTCTTGAATAATATTAACAAAATTCTCATTAACTTGATAGAATCTTCTCATCATCTCATTATACATATCGAAACCAAACATATTATAAATAGTACTTGGATCATATGTCAATGGTTGAACATCATTATCAATATTATAATGCAAATTTAGATTAAACATATAAGATAATCCATCATGTACACCATTTGTAACCAATTTATGATAAGGTGTGATTAATGTTGCATAATTATCATCATCATTCTCTGGATTATTCAAAAATTCAATACCATATAAATTAACATAAGAATTAACATTATTATTCTCATCTCTTTCTATCAATTCATAATACCATAAAATAGCATTGAAATCAAAATCTTCTGGAGCCTGTCCTTCAATTGAAAGAGAACTAAATTCATCAAAATTTTTGGTTTCTAAACCTGGTATATTCATCTTATAATAGTGGTCTCTATTAACATCAAGAAAAACACCGTCAATTGAATCAGAATTAAAATCTGTAAGTTTCTCAACATAATTATCAGCATTTAAACCTGTATTGTCTGTTAATCCGATACCATAATAATCACCTTGATATCTAACACTATCACCATTTGAACACATATATGTATAATCAACAGTATCAAATTGTCCAAAATATGAACCAGGATAGTTCTGAGGATTAGTTCTAATTGGTGAGTCTAAACTTTCAGCACCAACAATTTCTCTTTGAATTTCATCTGGAAGTATAGGAATTTCTAAATTTGGATAATAGTTTGTATTATTTCTTACTCCAAACAAAATAGTTGGTGTTCTACCTGCTTGATGCGGTATATAAGCTGTAACCTCTTGTCCAACTCTTGTTGCAGTTTGTATGTTTGTTATTTGATTTATTTCACCAACATATTGAATTAATCTATGATAATCTAAATCAACGTATGTAGCGTCTAATGCGTTATCACCTTGACCTTGAAAATTTAATTCAATCCAAATCATTGTAGAACCTGTTGTAAACTCAACATAATCAACAATATAAGACTGACCAAGAACGATTGTTGTTCCAGTTATTTTCGTTTTATCAGTAGCATTGTCTGTTTTTAAAATAACTTTATCACCTACCTTAAACTTGGCAATTCCACCAATAGTGAGTCTTGCAGTATGATACTGTCCAGATTGATTTTTATGGTCATTATCACTTTCATCATAACGAGTAACTTTATAATCAATAACTTCTCTTTCTTTCCATAAATATCTTCTGAAATAGTCCAAATTTGTTATTGTAGATTTATTCGGATTATCAAAATCAGATAAATTTTTATCCCAATCAACTTTATTAACTGCTGGCTCAAAATCTATCAAATTTAATTTTCTAAGCCATTTATAAAATATCATTTCTGTTGGTGTATATCTTTCACCAATATTATAAAAATCAGTATTACCATTAATCCTACTTTCATGTAAAGAAGTATCATAATTAGCAACATAGTTTCTTAATGATTCAACTAATTGATCTGATAATTTTGTTGGTGTTGTATAATTTGGATCATCGCAATAAAATGGTGCATCTCCAGCAATACTTTTTGGTAAAAAATCCATAATTCCATCAATTGGATTAGGATTACCATTGATTTGTCTTGGAATATTTAATAATGCGAACTTAGTAAAATTAAGATCGTAAAAATCATTATAATTTGCTAAATTTAAATCTGAAGCTGCACTTGGGAAAGCATAGAAAGATGTGCCCCGTGCCTTAAGTCTCTTATATAGAGGTGTTGCCATAATTACTAATATATTTTTTTAATTTTTCTATAATATTATCGTTATATTTAATCCTTAATAACTTAATATTGTTATTTTCACAGAAATCAGTTTTAATTTTATCATTATTTATTCTTTTTATAAATTCCAATTCACCGCCAAATTTAGTATTTGGTTCAAAATGTTGTATTCCATCAAATTCTATACATAAATTATAATCAATTAAATAAAAATCAAAAGGTAAATGATTTACATTTTTACATCCATCAAATTTTTTCTGTGGTATATATTTAATATTATTATCCGATAAAAAATTCATAATTATATTCTCACCTTTACTTTGATTACAAATTGGACAACCATTTCCTGATAAATGTTGATATGGTAGTTGATCAAACACACCATGCTTTTTACAAATAATCTGTATATATTTTGTACACAAATCATAATTAACCAATGAATAATCATATATATTTCTGTGTATTTTTTTTGCTTTTACAATAAAATCTTCTGTGTTTGATTTTAGCGTACCTCCGCATTTTGGACAACATCTATATCCATCTATATGATCACAAGGTTTTTGATAAAATTCACCATGAATTGGGCAAATAATTTTAACTTTATCATAAGCACCTTTATAATCAACCAATGAATAATCATATTTATTATTATGTGACTTTTTAGACCTATTAATAAATATTTCTGTATTTAATTTTTTATCATCGTACATACACTTTGGGCAACCAGCACCTTGACTATGATGGTTAGGCATTTGTATAAATTCTCCATGAATTGGACAAGCAATTCTAACTTTAGTGTCATTATTTTTATAATCAACTAATGAATAATCATATTTGTTATTATGGACTTTTTTTGATATTTTTAAAAAATCATTTTTATATTTATCTTTTATACATTTTGGGCAAGAACTTTCGCCTTTAATGTGTGAGCCAGCCAAAGTTTCAAATTCACCATGAGTTGGACAAATAACTTTAATCCATTTCCTAGTTGTTATATCACTATCAACCAAAGAATAATCATATTTATTATTGTATTTTATATTTGACCTGTTAATAAAGTCTTGTAAAGTTATTCTTATCATATTATTATATATAAAATTTGCAACTCCATAAAAATAAAAAAGAGTGATATTTTGTATATCACTCTTTTTTAAGATTAAAAATCTAATTATTCACTCCACAATCTTTTATTAAGTTCCATTCTGATAAGATGAACATCAATATCCAAATCATTACTTAAATTCTGTAAATCATCATAATTTTCACCTTTGATTTTTGATTTGTCAATTAGAAGATCAACATCTTCTAAATCGATCTCAAATTGTTTTAATAATGATTGTAGGTCAGCAGTTTTTTTCTGCTCATAAACTTCAATTGTCTTCTTCATTCTCGTTTAAATTTTGAATTGTTTTAAGTTTTTTCTTTCTTGTTTTTTGTTCTTTTAATTTTAAATAATCATCTGATAAATTAAGAAATGATGATGAATAATCAGCAATTATAAATTGTAACTCTAAGTGGTCTTCAAATTTACTCACCTTAAATCCACCAGTTGATGATGATATGTAATCACTATCATACAAATCATTCAACATTCTATGTGCTTCTTTTTTTAATTCATCTACAGATGGAACCTTATTTACGGCATTCCACCAATGCCAATCTAACAAAGTCATAATTCTATTAACTTCGACAAAATTAAAATTATCTAAAATATGTTTAATATGTTTATCTTTTCCTATTGTAAAATCTGATGCCATTATTTATGATTTGGGTTAGGTGTGAAAACATCTCCTTTACTTGCATACATCATTCTAGTCTGATTATCTAATATCCAAGTAAATGTATTAAATCCATTTGCTGTAAATCTATTTTGAAATCTTGAATATACACTTTCATCATAGTTAAAAACACTATGATGATATTCTAATGCTATACATCTAATTTTGTTCAAATTATCATTAGATAAGCCTTCAAATATTTTTAATTCTGCACCTTCAGTATCAACTTTCAAGAAATCAATATGGTCAATAAAATTTTGAGTAATAATATCATCTAATGTTATAGTTTTTACAAATATATTCTTATGCTCATAATGACCTGGATCTCTATCAAATTCAGTCTCTATAATAGAATGCCCACCATTTCCTGTATGAGTATATAATAACTCTATTGTTTCATCACTAACATTTGAAACAGCCAAATTAAAAACTTGTGCATTGGGATTATTCTTTTTATTCAATTCATAATTATTTGGAAATGGCTCAAAAGAAAAGACTCTTGACGCTCCCATATCTAACGCAAATGATGTAAAAATTCCAATATTTCCACCACAATCAACTACAATGTCTCCTGGCTCAACTCTACAAACTCCTTTAACATAATCTTCTCTGGTATAAACCTCATGATAAGTTACAGACTCTGGATATTTAACTTTAAATATATTGCCCCAACTCTCTCTTATCAATTCTGAACCATGATATAAATCTACAATATCAGTAGTTCCGTGAATATAAAATTTACTCTTCATATTTTACCTATTTTTGCTTATTTTTAAAATGTTCAATTAATAAATTCTCTATTAATACGGATTTTGTTATCTCCTTTTCCTCTATAACTTCTTCCAACAACTTATTAATCTTCTTATTTAATGAAATAGAGCACTTAACTCTCTTATCTTCTTCTGGTAGTTTTTTTCTCATAATAATTATATGAAATAATCAAAAAAAGTTTACAAAATAGAAAAATATGACTTTATTTTATTTATATATAGTATAAAAAAAGTATTAAAATGAGTACAAAAAGAGTAAAAAAAGATAATGTTTCAATTACAATTAATCCAGAAATAATGAAGATGTTAAAAGAAGAAACAAACAATAATTCTAAGTTAATAGAGTGGTTATTATTAAATTATTTCAACAAAATAGGAAAAGATACAAAAAATATAATGATATAAGATGTTAATAACAAAAAGTGTTAAAATAGAAATTAATAAGGGTAATATTCCTTATTATAAAAAATTTTATGAATATAAGTACATTAAAATTGGAGACATTGTTGATATTGATATAAAATATTTATCAAAATCAAACTACAGTAAAATAAAATATATTTGTGATGTTTGTGGAAAAGAATTTGAAATTTCATATAATTCATATAATGATCCAAGGAGGAATAAAGAAAAAGATGTCTGTAAGAGTTCTTGTGCAAATAAAAAAAGAGAAAACACAAATATAGAACTTTATGGTGTTAAAAATTGCTTTCAAAATGAAGAAATGAAAGAAACATCGAAGGAAACTATGTTAGAAAGATATGGAGTAGATCATAATATGAAAACAGAAAAATGCAAATCTGACAGAAAAGAAACATATATAAAAAATTGGGGATTTGATAATCCAACAAAAAATCGTAGTATTTTCAAAAAAGCATTAAATTCAGGTAAAAAAATAAAATATTTCAATAATACAGATTTATATTATCAAGGAACATATGAATTTGATTTTTTAGAAAAATTTTATAATAAAATTGAAATAATAAATGGATTATCAATACCATACATGTTTAAAAACAAAGAAAAAATATATCATAGTGATTTTTTTATACCAAATAAAAATTTAATTGTAGAAATAAAATCAACATATTGGTATGAATGCCAATTAGATATGAATATATCAAAAATAGAATATACAAAATTAAAATATAATTTTATATTAATATTAGATAAACAATATGATGAATTTTTGAAAATAATAAATTAAAAATCTGCCTGATAATAATGACAAACTATATATTCTGGCATTTTTTCTAATTTTTTGAATTTTAATCCCATGCTTGCCATCTTAAACATAAACATAAAATCATGTCCATATCCTCCTGGTTTTGACCATCTTATCTCTTTTAGATTTTTATGGGAAATAGAACTTGTACCAATACTTGCCCATCTAGGCTCGACTATTCTTAGATGTAATTTCTTAAATGTTGCATCCAATGTCATATAATCATTATAAAATACCCAATCATAATTATCTATATCAAATTGATCAGCAATTATTTGAAGATGCTTAGGACCTAAAAGGTCATCAGAATCTAAATAGGTAATTATATCACCATCAACTAATTCAAGTGCAACATTTCTCATTTCACCAGAATATAAAGGTTGCTTGGCGATTTGCAATAATTTAATATTTGGCTCACTAGAAAAAAATCTATTGTATAATTCAACTGTCACAGGACAACCATCAGACACTATAACTAGTTCTTTATTCTGATAAGTTTGTTTTTTAAAGCTGTTAACAGCTCTAACGAATTTTTGATCTGGGTTTGAACGACTTCCTGGATATGGAAGCAAGTAACTCGCCATGATCACACTAATTTTTGGGTTTAGCATAAACTATTATTTATTTTTCTAAATATAGAAAAAATTACATTAATAGTTTATATTTTTTTTATGAACAAGCACTTCCTATTGTTGCCACACCATAACTATCAGGAGTATTAACTAGAGTGCCCTGTTGTACACAAATTGTAGAACTACCACCATATCCAGTAGATATGTTTCCTGGACTTCCATCACAATTAATATATTCCCAATATGCAATTTGTCCAATTGTGCCGCTTGTTATATTATAAGAATAACATAATGCGCATATATAATAACCAGGATCAGTTATAAAAGTAGAATAGTCTCCTCCTACTGCATCACTAATTACTTTCACATGAGCAGCACTTGGATAAACATTTATAATCTCAGTAGGAGCTGGATAATCCTTTCCTTGTACTAATGGTATATTAGATCCGTTAGAAATAGTAGTTGAACCTAAAAAAGTACAAAAGCTATCATATATTTCAATAGTATAATATAAACCAAGTGTAGTAAATGAATGTTCTAAACCATAAGATAGTCCATTGGCATTATTAGCAAATGCGATGTAGTAATATGTTGTTAATGGAAATAATCCATTTGGAAAATTAGTTATAATAAGTGGATTTACAAAACCAATCGTGCTACCAATGTTATTATAAATTGTTGGCTCACCACCAGTATTCCAACACACACCTTGAAATGTTATAATGGATCCTCCATCTGAAATAACATTACAACCGCTTTCTGCGGAAGTTGCTGTAATATTTGTTGCAACTATTGTGAAAACTATTGGAACATTAGTTGTGGTTGTTGTAGTTGTTGGTGGTGTTGTAGTGGTTGTAGTTGGCGCTGGTGTAGTTGTAGTTGTAGTTGGACCAGAAGTTGTTGTGGTTGTTGTAGTTGATGACGTTGTGGATGTGGTTGTGGTTGTGGTTGGTATTGGATATAGCATCCAATCAAACATTTGAGAAACAGGAACATTAGTAAACCCAGTAGGGAAACGAGAATCTCCCGCACTTATACCTCCAACAGTCCAAAAAGGTGGAAGTTTCCAATTACTTGTATATGTTTCATTCTTAAATTTAGAAAGAATATATGTTTTTAAATCTAAAATGCTTATTTGTTTACAATCAGACATATAAGTTTCTTTGTCGACAGGTATGACAACATTACTCATTTTTACTTCTTCTTCTAACTTCCTAATTCTTATTATATTTGACATTAGATATTAAATTTGTTTTAGCAATTACCAGTCCAAGCATAAATATTAATTCCACCAATAACTGGGAAATTTACTAATGTTGAATATGGTGAACCACTAGTAACATTATGGCATCCACTTTCATAACTTATATTAAATTTCTGTAAATTATGTAACGGATTATACGTGTAATAAATATCTAAAAGTAAAGAACCATAATTATTTACAATTAAATCTACTGAAGGATCGCCAGAATTTATAGGAGATCCAATAATACTAACTCCACCTATTTTTATATCAGTTATAATTATATCATCATCTGGAACAGAATGTTGATTAGTAATATGAATATCTGTAGATACAGTAGTGGTTGTAGTCGTAGTTGGAGCTGGAGTTGTAGTAGTCGTAGTTGGAGCTGGAGTTGTAGTAGTCGTTGTTGGGGCTGGAGTTGTAGTTGTGGTAGTTGGGGATGGAGTTGTTGTAGTTGTGGTTGGTGGGTTACCAGAATATAACATCCAATTAAAAATTTCTGTTATTGTCATACCAGTAATTTGTATGCCTACTGGGATTCCACCAACAATTGCTGTTGTGGTTCCAGGGTGAGAATAATTAATTGTTGATCCAGTAAAACCAGATAAAACATAACCTGTTAATCCAGTTATACTTATTTGTTTAGCGTTATCTAAATAACTTGCTTTATCTACTGGGATGACAATATTATCTAAGTTTGTCTCTCTCTCTAAATTTTTAATTCTTATTAAATTTGCCATTAAAGACTATTGTTTTTTCTATATATTAAAATTTCATTTGTAAATTTTATATATATAGAATATGATCACAAATTTCAAATTATTTGAGCAGAAAGAACAAGAATGGAAATTGATTTTAGACATTTCTAAAATTTGGAAAGATTCTGTATATGAAAATGCTAATGAGTTAGTGGCATTTAATGATCAATATATAAGTTTTTTAAATGCTCAAAAGGATTTAATAACAAAAAAGACATCAGAAAATGCTTGGGTTAAATTACAAGAATTAATTACAAGATTGACTGAGAATAAAGATAAAATAGTTGAGAGTTCAACTGTTTGGGAAGATTTGTATGATTGGGCAGATTCCAATTTGGTTGAAATTAAAACTGAAAATGGAAATGAAAATAACTTAAAGACAGATTTCTAATGATAACAAAATTTAAATTATTTGAAAATGTAAGTACAAGACCAGAAGTTGGAGATTGGGTTATGATGGATGGTGAATTGTATAAAGATGGTGCTAAAATATTTTATAATTATATTAAAGATAAAATATTTCAGATAAAAGAAATATTTAGAGTTCAAGGAGGCACAGATAAAAGATATAAATTGAAAATTGAAAATGTTCCAGATGAAATATCTAAAATATTCAATAAAAATAAAGAATGGGAAAGTCATTGTTTCAAATACTGGTCAAATGATAGGGAAGAATTAGAACAAATATTAACAAATAAAAAATACAATATATAAAATGATAAAAAAATTTAAAAAGTTTATTAATGAAGATTTTAACAGTGATATGAGATTTGATGAAGACTCTGAAACTACTGGTAAGGTTATTGAGAAAACTATGGTGGGTAACAACTGTATTATTTTTGTAAAATATAATGATGCATCCGAAAAAGGATATTCAATTGTGTCTTTTGAATTTGATTCATCTATGTGTCAAAATGTTAGTGCTGGTGACATAGTTGGAATAAGATTTGATAAAGAAAATGATAAAATATATATGGGATTTGGCGGAGATGAATTAGCAGATCATTATTACATTGAACCAATAAGTTCCAATAAAATAATAAATAAAAAATACAATATATAATGATAACAAAATTTAAATTATACGAGCAATTAGGTGGTTACAACCTTGGTGATATAGTCTTAATTCTATATAAGGTTCCAAAAACAGATAAAAGAGAAATCGTTCCTGTTAAAATAATTCAAGAAGATGGTATTCATTACCAATTTTCTTTTGATGTTCAAAATAATCCATTTCCACATCAAAGACCAATACCATATGATAAGGCTATGGTAGTTAATAAAACTGATGACATTAAGGAGCCCTACAAGCCGCAATGGACTCAGGAACAACCAGTTAACACCGATTACTCGCCAGCAGCAAGGGGAAATTCTGGAGGAGTCTCAAATGATTTTGTACTTCCTAACTCTTAATGAGATAGTTATATATTACTATTTAGGTACAATAATATTTTCTTTTTTTAATCTATCAATTATATCCTGATTTTTTAAGCCATCTTTCAACCATCTCTCAATAACAGATGTTCTTGTTTGATCTATATCATCAGCATATTGCTCTAATAATCTCCATAAATCATCATTAATAGTTGTTGATAATTTTTGTTTTTTCCTATTTTCATCTAATTTTCTTCTACCCATTTTATTTTATTTTATTTTCAAAAAAAGACAAAAAAAGTCTATAAAAATGACTTTTTGACTTTATTATTTTTATATATATAATAAAGAAAAGTTTAAAATGAAAAAGAAAAAAAATATAACAATTAGACTGGAACCGAATTTATATCAATTAATTGATGAAAATTTTGATAACAAATCAAAATTAATTGAATGGTTCATTATTGAAGGTTTATCAAAAAATGATAAATATAAAGAAGAAATTAAAAAAATAATTTTTAATAATGCCGAATAATAGATTGACAACTGAAGAATTTATAAAAAGATCAAAAAAGATTCATAATGATAAATTTGATTATAGTTTAGTAGAAACTGATGGCATTTATAATAAAGTGAAAATTATATGTCCAATACATGGAATATTTGAACAAGTATTAAAATCACATTTAAAAGGATATGATTGTTATGATTGTGGTCGTTTAAAAGCAAATAAAACACACACATTAAATAACGAAAAATTTATAAAAAAAGCAAAAGAAATTCATGGTGATAGATATGATTATTCATTAGTAGAATATATCTCAGCAAAAATAAAGGTAAAGATTATATGTCCAATACATGGTATTTTTGAACAAACTCCAACAATTCATACACATAAAACAAATAAATCTGGATGTTTAATTTGTGGCGGCACCAAAAAAATTACAACAGACGAATTTATAGAAAAAGCAAAAGAAATTCACGGAGACAAATATGATTATTCATTGGTTGAGTATGAAAAAAATAATAAAAAAGTTAAAATTATATGCAAAAAACACGGAATAATATTCCATAAATCTCCGACAAATCATATTTTTTGGAGTAGTGGATGTCCAATATGCAAATCATCAACAGGTGAAATTAAAATTTTTAATTATCTAAGCAAACATAAAATATTGTTTAAACCTCAATATTCTTTCAAAGATTGTAGAAATGCGCTACCATTACCATTTGATTTTTATTTACCTACAATTATGATCTGTATAGAATATGACGGAATTCAACATTTTAAGCCTATAGAATATTTTGGTGGAGAAGAATCATTAAAAAACTTGCAAATTAATGATAAAATTAAAAATGATTATTGCAATAAGAATAATATTAAACTATTAAGAATTAAATATACTGATGATGTAATAAAAAAATTAGATTCTTATTTTAATATATACTAATAACTTTTTTTATATATAAGATATGAAAAAGGAGAAAAAAGATATGATCACAAGATTTAAAAAATTATTTGAGCAAAATATAGATTTAGAAGATGTAATAGTTAATGTTGAAAATGAAAAAACAGAATTTACTGATAAAATAAAACATGATTTATCAATAATTTCATACAAAAAAGCAAATAGCCCAAAATCAATAAGAATAAAAGAGATTACAGGATATTTTAACAAAAGAGATTTCAAAAATATTAAACTATTATACAATACTTACTTAGTTGTAAGTATGACCAATGGAGATAAGATAATTGGAAAATTATCTGTTTATCAAGATGAAAATGAAAACAATATTAATATCAGAATTAATGATAAATTAATTTATGACCTTGATAATAAAGAATTTAATAATGAAATTTTTGTAGATAAATTAATAACAAAATATAAAGAATCATTATTAGAAGTATATAAAAGAGTAAGACTATAAAAATAAAAAAGTAAAATGAAAAAATTTACAACGTTAGAGGAAGACTTATTAAAAGAAGCAGCTAGATCACAAAATGCATTTGATCAAGGTTTCAAAGATGCAAATGATAAACTATTACAAATTAGAGTTGCATTAGAAGATTACAAAGAAAAATATCAAAGTGGAAATTGGGATTATATTAATTCAATGGAATATATTAATGAGCAATTAGATGGTGTTTTACAACGTTTAGGTGTCTATCCTGATTCATTTAATGAGCCTATCCAAATGATAGAAGGTCCAGAAAGTGATATTCAATAATGACTGATATTACAACTAAATTTGACGATTTTAAATCAAAGAAAATAAAAGACTTTGATAAGGATAAAGAATTTCAACCTTTATCAGATGATATTATTGCAATATCTAAACTAGATAATGGTGATTATGAAAAGGTTAGAGGTCCAATTGAAATTGTTAAAGTTACTGGATTAATAACTGATGAAGATGAGATAAAAAAATTAGATGAAATTGCTGGTGGGCCAGTTCTAAATACAGACTTGTCATTAAAACAGGTTAAAAGAGGTGACACTATATGGATCACTTGTCTCCTTCAAAAACCATCCAGTTCTGTGTTCAATTCACAAAGTATTGGAACTCTGAAAGTTAGAATTGTTGATATATATTATGGTTTATCTAAACTTAGTACATTAAAATAATTTTAAAAATATTTAAAAAAAGTCAAAAATCACCTTTTTTGACTTTTTTATTTTTATATATAAGTTATACTTAAATGTAGAATAGTAGATAAAAAAAATAATAAATTATGTTAATAACAAAAAAAATTAATATTAAAATAGCAAATAAAAATATTGAGCATTTTAATAACTTAGGATACCATTCTAAAAATGGTGATATTATTGAAGTTAATACTGAAGATTTAATGAGAACAAGCAAATATAAAATAAAAGTTGTTTGTGATATATGTGGAAAAGAAAAAGAAATTCAATATCAAAGTTATTTTAAACAACATGAAAACCAGACTTATGATACTTGTCAAAAATGTAAAACCGTAAAAAGGAAGAAAACAATGTTAAAAAAATATGGTGTTGAGCACGCTTTACAAAGTAAAGATTTAATGAATAAGGCAAAAAACACTATGTTAGAAAGATATGGCGTTGAATTTTCAGCAAACAGTATTGAAATTCAAGAAAAAAATAAGAAAACCATAAAAGAAAAATATGGAGTAGAATATATAACACAATCAGAAGAATTTAAAGATAACTCTAAAAAATCAAAAAAAGAAAAATATAATAATGAACATTATAACAATTACAATCAAATAAAAAAGACAAAAAAAGAAATTTATAATGATGAATATTATAATAATAGAAAAAAATCAGATAAAACTTGCTTAGAAAAATATGGTTGTGAAAATATTTCTCAATCAGAAGTAATTAAAAATAAAAAGAAACAAACATCATTTAAAAATTATGGTGTTGAACATCCATTAAAAACTTTTGAAATAATGGAAAAATTAAGAAATACAAATATAGACAAACTTGGTGTACCATATCCAACAATGTCAAAAATTGTAACAGACAAAATAATAGAAACAAATATTAAAAACGGCAGATGGATAAAAATTGAAGATAGAACTGATTTTTATAAATATTATTTACTTGTTTGCAAGCACACACTTCAAAATAAAAAAGAATTATTATATAATTGGAATGGCAATGATTATTATACAAATGAATATATTTTAGAAAATTTTAATTTAAATAGTAATGATAAAAAATATCCTACAATAGATCATAAAAAATCAATTAAATATGGGTTTGATAATAATATATCATACACCGAAATATCACATATTGATAATCTATGTATAACTACTCGTTCTAATAATTCATCTAAAGGTGAAAAAATAGAAACAGAATTTAATATATACTAAAATGAAAAACATCAAAAGTAAGAAAGAATTCTTGAACGAAAATATAATAAATATTATAGAATTATCTAATCTTTCAACTACTTTAGGATTAGAAGCAGATGTTATATTAAAAATGTTACAAGACGAATTTAAAAATAATGGAGATGAAGGAATAATTAAAATATATAAAGAGATAACAGGAGTACCTCTAGAAGCTCTAGGTAAAGGTAGATATATTTTCAAAAAATAATTTAACAAAATGCCAGCGAAAAGTAAAGCACAGCAAAGATTTATGGGAATGGTTCATGCAGCACAAAAAGGCAAATTAAAAAATCCATCTCCTGAAGTAAAAAAAGTTGCAAAATCAATAGACAAAGATTCTGCAACACATTTTGCAGAAACTAAGCACAAAGGACTTCCTGAAAGAGTAAAGAAAAGAAAAAAGATTCATAGTTTTGAATCTTTTGTAAATGAAAAATATAAGTTATAAATTATTTTTTATAATTTCTCTAATATATTTCCAATCTTTCATATTACACTCTAATAGTTTTATTTTTTCATTATCACAATAATCAAGATTTATCCACCAGTCTTCATAAGGATTATTACAGATAAATAAGTCACCATCATTTCCAATATCTGAGCATAATAATTTATATCCTTTTTTTGTAAAAATATTTCTTGATAATTCTCTTTTATTTGAGCCACCATTATAAAAATCATGTTCAAACGTCATTATCTTAAATTTATAATTATCAAAATCAAAATCATTTAATACATTATATGTTGCAGAATCAACATCAAAAAGAAATATAATCAATCAAATTTGGTACATTATTTTCTGTTAAAATATCATTTATATTATTTGTTAGTAAATCTTTACAAATAAATGTACATTTTCTATTACTATAATCATATTTTTCTAAATCAATACACAATCCTGACCACCCTTTATTTTCTAAAAAATAAGTATTATTGATATTTTCTGGATCACTAGAACCAATATCTAAAAAATATCCATTGTTAATATTTAAAATAAAATATACAAAAATATCTTGAAATGCTTGGGATTTACTAAATTTAATGTCATTTATATTCATAATCAATCTATTATTTTAAATTTTGGACAAGGTAAAATAAATTTACCACCACCAAGAAGATAATCTTTTTCTCTTTTTTCAAATTCATTGATAAAATGCCAGGGCAATATTAACAAATAATCTGGATTAACCTTACGCATTTCATCATCAGAATATATCGGTATATTAGTTCCAGAAGTTTTCAAACCCCATTTATATGGATTTCTATCAGAAATACCATCTATTAATGTATTATCCAATCCAAAATATTGCAAAAGAGTACTACCTTTTGTAGATGCACCATATCCCCAAACACTTTTACCTTCTTCTTTAGCTTTTTTAACAAAATCTAAAGTTATATCTTTCAATTCATTTATTCTATTATAAAAATCAATCCAAGTATTAACTGAATCTAAATTTAGAGTTGATTCATAGTTCAATAATGAATTTATTCTAAAATTACAAACATCCCTATATGGTTGAGTGTAAAAAGATTTTTCTTTACCACTTTTTTTAATATACAATCTAAAAGATCCACCATTAACATCATTTAACTGGCAATCTACAACAGAAAACCCATTTTTTTCAAGAAGTTTTTTAATATTAAATAATGAATAATAGTAAGTATGCTCATGACAGATATTATCAAATGCTAATTGTTCAATCATTAATGGAGTATAACTCATTTGCATAATTAACAATCCATCATCATCTAATACTTTATTGATATCTTGTAAAAAAATATCAGGCTTATCTAAATCATAAAACATGGCTATAACAGTTATAATTTTAGCTTTAATATGCCCAAATTTACATTTACTATAAGATTCCTCAGTAAAAAAATCTTGAATCACCAAATTAGCTTTTTTCTTAGACTCATTAAAGTAAGAATCATCTGCTGGGTCTATACCAATTTTTATTATATCATCTGGTATAAACTCAAACATAGTTCCATCATTACAGGCGATATCTATCCAAACATCATTTGGAGAAAAATTAGAAACTTTTACAATAGAATCAACAATACTTTTTAGTTCAGCCCTCATTGTTTGATTAATACCTGAACGATACCAATATTTTCCATACATAGAATCTAATGGTGCGCATTCATTTAATCTAACCGCTCCATTTTCATCTAGGATTAATTTTAATTCATATTTTTTTTGTTCCGTATTATTATCGATAGATAAAAAATCAGATATATTTAATTTGCCTAAAGAAAAAAGTTCTTTCATACTTACATTTATTTTTATTTAGTTTTTAATCAAGTAGTTGTTTTGTTTAATAAGTAAATTTTTTACTTCTTTGATTAAAATTTGGACCAAAATAACCACAAAATCCTTCTGGTGCTATTGTTATTTTTCTATCATTTAACCAACCAGCCCACCAAGAAAAAGTTGAACTTGTTGTTATTAAATAATCGCTAAAACACAATAATTTAAAATCAATTTTATAATTGTTTGAAATTACACTATCAATATTACTGATACCTAGATTATGATTAGTTATAATTACATCTTCCTCATCAAAATAATTATGAGCATCATTAACATCATTTGTTATAACAACAAATTTTATATTATTATCTATTTCTAATATTTTAGATTTTGCATAATCATAATATGATCTATTTTGTTTCCAACTTGGTGGATATTGACCACCTCTAAAATGAATATAACAAAATTTATCATATGGATATTTAGAGATTACACTTTCATATATTGCATTATCGGATTCGTTTAATTCTATTTTAAACCATTCTTTTATATTAGCTTCATTATAATCAAAATATTTCTCACTTTGAAAAAAACCATATAATTCTGTATTATCCCTAATATCTAAAATTTCAGGTTTGAAATATCCAGGACCTTCAGTGATATGATTGCTTATATTACCTATATCTTCGCCAAAACTCAATTTAGGAAAAATGTCCCTAAATAATGAACCGTCAGCACCACTCTCAATATAAAATTTATAATTATATTTTTCAGCCAATGTTCTACACACTGCATACTGAAACATTTGATTACCTAAATATCCAGCAAATTTTATTTTTATCATTTAATTAATTATTTTTTCAAAAAAATTTAATACATTTTCAAAATTAAATTGTGACTTACTTATATCTAATATAGAAGGTTGATTTAGCATTTCTAAATATAAATCATCATTATTATCTAATTCAATTATTTTTTCTATCATTTTTTCATCATCATTAAAATCATACCAATTTATAAAACTTTTATTATTAAATTCTTCATGAATTCTATTATACCCCCAATAAAGAGGTATTGTTTTAGATACTAATGGTTCTAAAATTTTTTCAGATGTATTTTCATCACCAAAATATACCCAATTATCCCAATCTAATATTGTACCACAAGATGGTAATTTTCCATCATTATTTTCAAATGCAAATGTAAATTTATAATTTTTAATAAAATTACATTTTTCAAAAGATTGTCCACCAATACTAACAACATCAATATCTTTATATTTTGAAAGTTTATTCTTAAAATCAAGTCTCTTATGCCAAAATGGTAAATTTCTGTGCATAAAAGCACAAAACTTCTTATTTTTTATATCTTCTTTTGTATAATTTTTAGTTTCTGCTAATTGATTAAAATCTCTTAATCTACCATCTAATATCATCTGATATGCATACAATAAATATAATGGAAATCTAAAATATTCATCACCGTCTAAATAATATGGATTCAACATATAATCACAACTATCAATTGAAATATAAAACCTATCGTGTGGCTCATAATATTTTTTAAAGTCTTTTTTATGATATATGACAGGCTCTTGTGTAAAAAAAATCTTAACACAATTTTTAAATCTTGATAAATTATCTGTGGTTAATGTGTAAAATAGTAAATCTGGATTTTCATTATCTATAATTACTTCATATTTTTTTCTTAAAACATAAAGAAAAATATTATCTCTATGAAAATCTGGATAATTTGGATCTGTCCAATTATAAAAACAAACTTTAATTTTCTTCATAAATAATTATTTTTTTGCTAATATCCAACATTGACAAGGTCTTTCAAATACATTATATGTAGGGCACTGACCCATAAAAGGCCAATTATTTTTAAAAAATACAGATTCTATATATTCAAAATTACCCCATTGACCAATTTCAAGAACTTGAAATCCTGTCTGTTTTAATAAACAACCCAATCCAACAGGCGTAAATCCTGTAATATAATTATCTGGATATCCATGAATAAGATTTAATGTTGGCACATTACAATAAAAGTAGGCTCCTTCAGCAAGATGTTCATATATTTTTTCTAAGCATAAAAAAGGATTATATAAATGTTCTAAAATCTGATTAAGCATTACAAAATCATAATCATTATCAGGTATATCTATTTTATGAAGATCATATTTTTCTGGATCGTCATCATAATTAAAATTGACAATTCTTTCAGGTATTAAAAACTTTAATTCTGGATCTTGAGCAGCACCTTGACAAGCATTAAAAGCCAACATTTTTTTTGGCTCAATATTATATTTTTGTACATATTTTTCAAATTCTTGAACTGCAATAATTCTTGGAACTTCTCTATCAATCCAAGTCCATTTTTCAGGTTCATTTGGTAAATTATTATACCTCATTAAATATTCTTGCGTTCTATTTTTTAACACCAAATCATAAATATCTGTTATTTCATTTCTCTCTAATATCATTTCATATCATTTATTTTTTCTATCATATAACTGGCTACAGATTCTTCTGATAACTTTTCTTTATAATACTTTAAATTTCTTTCATATATATCATCAACATTTAATGATAAAATATATGAAATCAAATCCTCAGTTAAATCAAACCAAGAGTTAATTAAAAAAACTGGACAATCTTTATAATACCAAAGATCGTCTTTTCTTGTTGAAATCACAATACATCCACTACCAAATGCTTCCACAAATCTAAATGTATCAACACTAGTTCCATCAGGAGCCAATGCTATTTTAGTGTCCCCTAATATCTTATAATAATCATCAATAGGTATTCCTGTTCTAAATGATGAGTTAGTTTGATTTAATATAGTAAATTTATTGCTAAATTTATTCAATCTATCCACTAACACAGCTCTATCATAATTACATGGCTGACCAGAATAAAATATATCATATTTTCTTTCACTTATTTTCTTTTCAGGATACATTCTAACCATTTTTTTAGTTCTATCGCTATGCATCGTCCAATTATACCCTATTGGAATAGGAAATATTCTCTTATCATCAAATCTTCCAATTCTATTAAATATTCTAAAAACAGCAACAACATTCTGATTTGGATATGGATTCATACCAAAATTACCTAATTCATCTCCTGTAAGAATAACAATTTTTGGATATTTAGTTTCTGGAACAATTCTAAGATTTGGTGTAATAACTATTGAATAGTCGCCTGTTAATTTATCTATTAAAATATCAACAATTCTATTTAAATACTTAGTTTCACACCAAAAATCTTCATCTATCTCATAATAAATTTTTTCTATCATAACAATTGTTTTATTTTTTGATACATCACACCAAATAAACCATCTGAAGTGTGATCTGTCAATAAAGTTAAATCTGCATCGGATTCAAAATACCAATTATCATAAATATTATCAGAAATTGTAATGAATTGTTTATTTTTAATAAAATTTTCTTTAACCATAGTGAAACAATAAGAACCAGATGGTCTACCGACTATAATATCACATTTTGTGGATAAATAACTATTCTCATTCATATCACAATCTAACTTGATTATATCAGATGTATAAGCAACATTTTCTTTATTTATATTAGTTTTCATTGTTAAAAAAAATAAAACATTTGGATATTTTTCTGATAATTTTTCAACAACAGAATCTGTATCTAATGCTATTCTTATAGTTAAAGGAATATTATTATTAATCATAACTTTTAGATCATACTTTGAATTTGATATAAATTCATCAATATTATTTTTTTCTACAAAATTAAAATCAATTTCTGGTAAATAATAATCAATTTTTTCAATAGGAATATCTAGAGTATTAAAAATATCTTGATATAATTCATATAATGAGTATAATGAACAATAGTGTCTATCTCTATTTCTATTTAAACCAGACTTAGTTAGCCAATCTTGTTGACCCACCCAAGTATTAATATAAATATCACTATTTTTTATTACCTGATCATAATATGATATTGGATAAGCACTAATTAAATTCCAATTCACAAAACTAGAAAATGCTTTATCATGTTTAAGATTTTGTATATCTTTCAATATTTTTGGATTGTTATTGTGCAAATAGCAATAATCATTATTTGGCATTTTTTTCATAATATCTCTAACAAAACTTCTAGAATAATGTACATCACCATTATGAAATGTGTTATAAAAATATATCATTTTTTTATTTTTTATTTTTTATCTTATAGAACTTTTATATTGACCAAGTTGACTACCTTGACATACTAATCCAGGTTCCCACCAATATACTTTTAAATCTAACTGTTTTATAAAGTATGCTAAATCAAAATCAAAAGCGTGTGAAAAATCAGAAATTGTATTTTTTAATTTTTTAGCGGCATTCAACGATAATATATAAGCGTCTACAGTCCTTGTCTTAGGGTGATTCACTTTTTCATAAACCATATCTCCATTTATTTTTATAGGATGAGAATTATCATATGGCACATGAACATCTAATAAATACACAGAAAAACTTGAACCTAAAAATATAATATCAAAATCTTTAGGTGTTTTATTTAATAAATAATCAAAATTTTGAAAATTTTGATTAAAAATTACATCATCTTCTAATATTAAAGAAGTATTATAATTATTTTCCACTATTTTTTCAATAGCCTTTAAATGTGAAAATGAATTACAAATTTCAGACACTCTCAATTCTCTAAATTCTGGAATTTCTTTATATATTCCTAAACATCTATTATTCCATTTCTCAGGATCTACTTTATACCACTTTGATATTAAATCTTTATCAATTGTGTTTCTATCAAATTCTTCTATAAATTCTACATTACCAAGATTTGATATAATATAATTTTTTCTTTCTACTAATTCTTTCCAATGAATTATAAATACTTTATCTATCACAAACTTCTATTATTTTTTTAGAACAGCCAACATAATCAAAATATTCATTATATATTCTTTTACCATTGTCCAAATATCTATTTATATCAGAATCAGTTTTTGATTTTAATATATTTGGTATATTTTTGATATCATCTTTATCAATTAAAATACCAATATCTTCAAAATCAAATTCATTTTTCCAAGGAATCCAAGGATTATCAAAAATATAAACTGGTATTGATCCATATTGCAATGATTCACAAATTCTAAAAGATGTTGAACCATATCCTCTTGGACATAATGAAAATATATTTCTTTCCATAACCTCTGAAAATCCATTATAACTTAAAGAGTTACTTATAAAAAATCCTGGTTGTCCAAACAACTCCTTAACCATAATATCTCTAACTTCATGCCTACCATTTAAAGCACCTACAAATCCAGCAAGTATATCTTTATTTCTAACTTTAATATTTGGATTAGGTTTACAAATTAAAGGAATTTCAACTCCTAAATTTTTTCTTGGTACATTTTTCTTACCTCCGCCACCTGAACCATATACTATAATATCCAAATCTTTTAAATCTTGTAAAATTCCATCATCATATTGTAATACAGTGAAATATTTTTTACTTCTATCTAAGGAATCTAAAAAATATTGCAAATCTGACATATCGTATTCCGCATTACCCCTACTTAAATAAAAATTTGTCCAAAGAATTGGCAAATAAATAAGCTCTGTTTGAATATTATTATTTATCATATATTGATAAAAAAAATCTTCAAAAATTACATCATTAAATGGAGGATACGTGTGATTTGTTTTTACTATAAATTTCGTTGGTGTATCTTGAATCATATTAATAAATTATTTTTGCCAATTTGTATGCCATAAATGAAGACAATATGAATTTTCATTCAAAAAACTATAAATAAATCTCCTAGATTCCTCACCATCATCTACATTATGTCTGTAAACAGCAGGAAAAGGAAATAAAAATTTTGTAGGAAATATAACAACATTATCATCATTATTTATAGTATCAAAAAATATTCTTGTTATAAAATATGGTCCAGTATTATTCATAACACCATTAATATCATCTACAAATGTTGTTTTTTTCTGCAATTCTGACACCAAATTAGCTACGTATTTATGATTAGGTATAGATGCCATAATACTATTAAAAACTTCTGGTTCTTGTACATGCCCATTACCAGCGAAAAAATCCAAATAACACAAATCATCAAATGACTTAATAAAATCAAAATCAACATCAACATACAAACCACCCATTCTTTCTAATATTTCATATCTTAAAATGTCACTCTTTGCACCCAAATTTTTTATATTATTAAACAACTTAATATTTTTTAATCCAAACTCATCTACATCTTTATCAGTCCATAATTTATATTCCCAATTAGGGTTAATTTTTTTTAATTTCTCTATATATGAACTATACCTTTTAGGTATTTCTCCGCCTAACCATATTTGATGTATAATTTTTGGAATTTTATCAATTCTTTCTTTTTTTTCTAAAAAATTCTTATTATACAATTCTTCTAACAATGCCCATCTTTTATCACCATTTATGGAATTCACCATATTAATCAAATAATCACTCATAATTCACTTAAATAATTTTTATAAATATAATCTTCAAGCACTTCTATCTCTAACACCTTTTCAAAATTTTCCTTGATAAAATCTATTTTAGAATAATATAAATCTGGTGTCAAATCATCAAAATTTAAATCATCTAACTTTATTATACCATTTAAATTAAAATAGTTTGAAATATTATCTGTGCCGTAATATATTGGAATAGTTCCGCTAGCAAAACAATCTAAAATTTTTTCTGTAAAATAATCATCATATTTAGAATTTTCGATTGCAACAGAAAACATATAATCAATTATACCTTCATCTTTAATTTTTATTTCATTAAATCCTCTACCAAAAATATCAAATTTGCCTTTATTTTCAGATATAAATTTCAATCTAAGTCTCTGACCAGATGTAACACCTTTATTAGAAGACACCATTGACAATAATTTATGTTTATCATAAATTTTTGGGGTTTCTATCCAGAATCCCATTGCTGGAACAAATTTAATTTTATCGGAATTAATTTTAATAAGATCCTGATTCATGGTAAATATTAAATCAAATTTATCTAACATTAGATTAATATTTTTACTTATAAAATCAATATTAAAAATTGCACTTGATTCTAAATTCCAAGCATACTTTTTACCATTGAAATTATCTCTAAGACCTTGATATATTCCATCATCAACATAAAATGACACATTTTCAGAGTAATCATTTTTATTCCATTCAATAAATTTAGATTTCTTCCACCAAGTAGAAGAATGAGCGTGTTGAAATGGACCACCTATTAAATTATATTTTAACATTTTTTAATAATACATTATTTTCTACAAATTTAACAAATTTGTAATCTGGTAACATTTTTAATATTTGTTCTAAATTTGGTTGACCTTCATATAATTCAGAATTATCAAATTCTGTATATAAATATCTTGTTTTTTTCAAAGTTTCTGTTGCGCCTTCTATTAATTCTTTTTCTGCGCCTTGAACATCAACCCATATGAAGTCTATACTTTCTAATTTTTCTTCATTAAACCAATCATCTAATTTCTTAGTTTCAACTTTAATAGTGTTATTAAAAATACACCATCTGTGCTGTAATAAATGTAATTTTGGTTTTTTAATTGAAGATGATTTATCCCAATCACCATACCAAGGCATTCCAGGATTACTACCACCACTTAAATGAAAATCAATCTCACCATTACTGTTTGATATTGCCATTTCATAAAGTTTATAGTTTGAATATTTTTTCATTCTATTTTTAAACCTTTGTATAGCTCTTGGATCTGGTTCAAAACAATATAATTGTATATTCTTAAATGTATTTACAAAATCTTCAGAATCTTCACCATCATTTGTACCAATTTCAAGAATTATTGGATTATCTTTATTTAATAATTGCTTTATTTCTCTTTTATTCATAATTTTATTAATTTTACATCAATTTCCATATGACAGGCTGTATTTTTTAGTCCTTTAAAATCTTCAAAATCAATAATATAATCATCTAAAAATTTATCATTCAAAAATAATGCTGAAATATTTCCATGAACATTATTATTAAAAGTTTGAACTTTGTTTATTGGATTATTCAAAATAACAGATTCTTCAAAGCAAATCATTTTCAATCTGTTTAATGGATAACCAGCTATAATACTTTCGTATGAATTTGGACTATTAAAACTCAATACTTTTGTGAGAGACGAGAATTCCTTTGTCCTAAAAAAATGTCCATCTAAACTCATCGGGTAGCCATAATCACCTTGCGCACCATACCACTTAAACAATAGATTTGAATCAAAATTTGGTGGAGTTTGACGAATTCTTGCTGCATAGCAATATGTTAAATATGGATTTAATCTTAATGATAGTGTTAAAATATCATCATTCAAAGTAAACAACTTAAATTGCTTACAATCTAATGTGAATGGATTTTTAAAAACTATATCATCCACAAAAAACACAGTATAAGGATTGTCTTGATCTAATAAAAGTAAAACATGTTTCTTAAATTCTTGTGTTTCTTTTATATATCTAATATTTGAATCGTTGTGAATAGTAAAAAGTTTTTCATAACCTTCTTTGTACTTATCATTGGAATAAGTGTATAAAATATTAATTTTATATTGTGAAAACTCCTTAAAATAAAATTTCATGGAACGTAAAAAAAGTTCCAATTGGCACGCTCTATCTTTTGAAAAAACTATAATATTCAACATAAATTATTATAGGTCGAACACATTAAATTGTTTATAATTATTCTAAATAATTATCTATTTTTTGGATATGCATATATCTTATTAATTTGTTCGAATTTTTTTCTCAATAATTTAGCTTCTCTGTTGTTAACACCTATAACATAAGCATATTTATGTTTATTTTTTGGTTTTCTAACATGGCACTTACTCATACATTCTACAGAGTATTTTTTCATCATATCTACAATATTTTGTGGTATATTTTCCCACAAAATTGTAGTTTTTTTACTCCATCCATTATTCCAAACAACACCAGTTTTTTTCAAAAATGATTTATAAAAATTTAATTTTCTAAACCCACGGTTATTAACCCAGCCATTTGGATTATCTGGATTAAAATATAATTTATCTGAGCCAAAATTATTTCCAAGATAATAAAAATTACAAGCCTGATATATTGTACCAAGTTCTTTTGCTTCTGGATCAGCATATGCCTCAAACAATCTAAACTCTGTATTTTTAACCATCCATTTAATTGACCACATTAATAACGCACTTGCTAAATTTTTTGGCGTCCAAGAAGCACAAGCACCTCTACTTATAAGTTTTTCTAATTTTGAAGTTTCTTCTCCTAACATTACAGAAAATGAATTTGGTGTTGACATAATAATAACACCAGCTAATATATTATTATATGTTGCAACAAATCTATGTGTTGGCCTATTTGGCATTTTACCTAACCATTCATATTTTTTAATAAAATTTACTATCTCACCAGTTCTAATATCATCCTTAGATATTGATTCAAAATTAAAATCAGAAATTTTTAAATTTGTATAATCAAAATCTATATTTTTTATATCATCTTCTAGAGTTTTTAATCGTAAATCATATTGCCAAGAATGAGATTTATTATAAATAATGGGATCTATCATTTTATTAAAAATATCATAATCTTTATCTAAAATGAAAATGAAATTATATCCATTTTCTTTACATATTTTTTCTTTTTCTAAATTTTTATCTTTGTGTATATCAAACCAATATGATGATTTTATTTCTATTATCAAATTCAAATCTTCAAAATAAAAATCTGGATGGTATATACATTCTTTATTATTAAAAATATATTTAATTGAATTTCCTCTTTTAATAGTTATTTTATCAAAATAAGTATTCAAAAAATCTAATTCATATTCTCCTTGATAATAAAGTTCCGAATCTCTAAAATTTAGAATGTGATATCCATTTCTAATCATTTTTTTATAAATTTCTACATTTTGTGCTGGATAATACACACCATATTTTTCAAAAATAATGTTAGATAATTTTTGTTTCACTAATTCATTTTGCATTGGATTTTCAAATCCAAATTTTTCTAAACAAGTCTCTTTGTATTTTTCTCTATTATTATAAAATTCGTCATTATATCTTTCTTTTTTTGTATCAGATATTTTCTCTTTAATTGTTTTAGAGCCTAAAGGCGATTTAGATAAATATCTTTCTATACAAGTATTTTCAAATTTTAATTTAATTTCACTATTCTTCAACGGTGAATCTACACCATATAAATTATTTAATGTAATTTTGGATTTTTCTTTAAAATCGTTAGTTGACATATATTCATCAGAGCCATATTTTTCTTTAAATGTTTTTTTGGATTTTTCTCTAACTTCTTTATTTTGTGCAGAGTGTTCTACACCGTATCTTTCCAAATTTGTTTCCTTAGACTTTTCTTTAAACTTATCCAATTTTAATGGATGATCTACACCATATCTTTCTAAATTAGTTTCTTTTGTTCTACTACCAGAACAATGCTTACAATGATAAGCATCATTCTGAATATTTCTTAAATATGAAAAATATGAAATATTATATTCCTTCTGACACTTATCACAAATAACATCAATCTTATGCTTAGTTGTTTTTGGTAAATCATTAACATTAATTATTATAGTGTCTCCAGATTTTACCTCATACCCTAAACTAATATAGTGACCTATATTTTTGTTAGTTGTTTTTACTTCTATTTTATTTATTTTAATCATATATCTATATAGTATTTAATAGCACAAAAGTTTATATTATTATCAATTTTAATAGCACAAAAGTTTATATTAATATATAATAACGCACAAAAAAAAGAGAGGATAAATCCTCTCTCTTTTATTATATAGTGTGTAACTATTAGATTAAAACACCAGCTGAGTCAGTAACGACAATTGTCATAAATTGCTTCCAGGGAAAAAATCCGATATCGGCAACCGCATAACGGCTACGAATCATCATCCTTGGTGCCCAAGTTGCTTCCGAGATTAACTGAATTGACTGTGCCATCAAATAAGGTACGAATACCAAACCTGGTTGTTCAACAGAATTCTTTCTTCCTAAGAAGATACGGTTGTCATCCCATCTTTGATAAGGGTCAACATAGATGCTGATGTTACCAACATTACCCATTGGGAAAAGTTGACCATTTGCGTTTAAGTTAGCCTTAACAGGGTTAAGAGTATAACCAGCAACATCTTGAATAACAGATGCTAAGTTACCATTGGTAACAAGGTATTGAGCAGGACCTACACGACCTTCAGTTGCGATGAAGTTAGAAGCGTTGTTCAATTTAGCAATAAGTTTTCTTGGATTGAGGTGAGTTGTTTCACCTCCTGGGGTAGCGGCACCAACTGCTAAGTAAGTGTCAACGTTGAAGTCAAATTTAGGATTGCCAGAGCCATCTTTTGGAGTTGTCCAAGCAGTTCTATTTTTGTCAGCCATTTCAGTTACTTTAGCGATGATTTGTTTAGAAATAGTTTGGGTAAGTTCATTAACCAATACAGATTCTAATTTTTGAACGATATCCATGCCTGTTGCAGCTTTGATATCTTCAATTTGAGTTCTCTTCAATGAAGATGTGATCTCAATGTCACCAACTTGGATAGTCTTGGTGAAGATGTCAGGACCAATAACGTTTGGATAAGTTCTTTCGTCCTCATCTCTTGTCATAGGCTTGTTCATGTACCAACCTGCACTAAATCCAGGAATGTGATCTTCAAGTAATGATACTAAATCAATAGTAACACCTGTTAATTGAACTTCAGTAACAACTGCATCAGTTGTAGCAAGTTGCATTTTAACGTTTGAGTTCAACATATCAACGATTGAATAAGCTGCTGTTGGGAAAGTATTTCTGTCATCAACGAATCCCCAACCTGCGTTGTTAGATCCTGGATTGAATTGACGGAAAATTCTAAACATAGGATAACCATTAATACGTGACCAGCCTAAGAATTCCATCCAACCTTCTTTTGCAAGAGTAGCGTTTTTAGGATAGTTAGTTAATACTGGATCAAAACCTTGAAGAATAGGAGCTGTAACAGGACCACCTTTTGCAAAGTATGCTGCTAAGTCAGTTGTAGCACCAACGTTATTAGTGGTGTTATTAACTGTTAAAGTACCACCAGTTAAGTGAACATAAAGAGGATTGGTTAAACCACCTACTTTTTCTCTGATTGGTTGGCCATTAGCGTCTTCTTTTACAGACATAGCTGCTTTTAATGCAGTATTCAATGTAGAAAGTCCACCTGCTAAATTCAATGAGAACATAATTGGTCTTTCATCTTTCAATGTAGAATCAGATAAGTTGTCATATTTGAAGTCAACAAATAATAAGTCAACTTTTGGAGAAGAAGCTGGTTTAACAGCTACTAAATCTAAACCAATGGTTTGAGCAGCAATTTTCATAGAAACTGGTAAAAGGTTTTGACCGATATCACCAGAACCAATACCACCAGCTTGACCTGAGGTATAATCACCCCAAACTAAACCAGGAGTGGTTGAAGGTTGAGCAGCTACAACTGGTCCCATACCATTTAAGTTACCTAATGTGCTATAAGCTACATTTTCATTTAATGAATGCATTTCAGCATATTCAGACATCCATTTCATTTTGTAAGGATCGCTAACGCCTAAAGATTCCAATACTGGTTTCCATTTGTTGATCGCTTTTTGATTGTCAATTATTAAATTCATTTTTTGTTTTGTTTTTTATAAGACATAAGTCTTTGTTTTTTATGATAATATATATTCTTTAAAAAATATCATTTTTTTCTATTTTTGATATTTATTAAGAATTTAATTTATCAAACACCTTTAAGAAATTATCAAGCTGATTCTCAGTAAGTTTTGAGCCATCAACAAGACGATTTTCGGTGATTAATTGTTTTGCAGGTTTTTCGTTTGTATACCTTTCTAAATCACGACTATACCAGAAGCTCTCAAATTTTTGTACTGTATCAAGGGCAGGGAACAATCTTGAAGAAGTCAAGATTTGGTTTTTTACGTTTGTGTCGAGTTTTTCCCAAATTGGTGTTAATTCTGATGGCATTGCATCAAGTAACAAATCATTAAAAGATTTCTTTTTTGGAGAAAGTGCTTCATTTATGATTGATAACACTTGTGCTTCGCTTGTGTACTTACCTTCGCTTTCTTTTAACGCGATTTTAACTTTAACTTTATCATCGTTTGATAAGTTGTAATAAGCTGCTTTTCTTTTCTCTGTTAAGAACATCAAGAAATGTGGCTGATCGTTTTCTGAAGCCTTACGTTTTTTGGTTTCAAGGATCAAAGTATTTAAATTTTCTGTTAATTTATTTTGGATTGTATTTAATCTGCTACCAAGTCTAGTAACTTTAGATTCGTGAACTTCAACTTCTGGTTGTGCACCTTCAGCATCAGGAACGTCTAATTTAATAACAATCATTCCATTTTGTGGATTAGTTGCTTGAACCTCACCTGTTTGGTCACCAATGGCTACAGTTTCACCAGGAGCTGGCATGCCTGTTGCTTCACCTTCTCCAGTGTCAACTGGTTCTTCGGTAGTTGGTTCAATTGGTTCTTCTGTTGGTAATTCACCTTCAACTGGTTCTTCAGTAGGTTCTTCAGTAGCAACTGGTTCTTCAGCAACTGGTTCTTCACCTTCTGGAGCTTCTGTTGTTGGTTGATCAACAGTTGGTTCTGCGGTTGGAGCAGCGGTTTCTTCTTCATAATATTTATCAACATTAACTGTATCGTCTTCGTTAATAAATGTGTATTGACTTTCAAGAACTTTTCCAGTTTTTAATTGTTCTGTTAAAAGTTTTGAACCTTCAATAGTTTTGTCAAGACTTTCTGCAATATAATTGGTGTAAGCCATTGCATCGTCTAGATTTTCAGCAATATATTCAGAATAAGAGATATTATTATCTACATGTTCTGCAATGTATTCTGCATAAGCGATATTGTTATCAAGGTTTTCAGCGATGTACTCTGAATAAACAATAGAGTTATCAAGGTTTTCTGCTAAATATTCTGAATAAACAATAGAGTTATCAAGATTTTCAGCTAAGTATTGTGAATACTCAATTGAATTATCAAGATTTTCAGCTATGTACTCTGAATAATCAATAGTTTTATCAAGATTTTCAGCTATGTACTCTGAATATTTGATATTCTTGTCAACGTGTTCTGCAATATATTCTGAAAAATCAATGTTTTTATCCAAAGTTTCAGCGATATACTTACCATAATCAATAGATTTGTCTAAACTTTCAGCTAAATACTCTGAGTAATCACTTACTTTTTCTAAGCTTTCAGCAAGATAGTCATTGTGCTTAATTAAGTCAGTTGTAGTTTTTTTCAACTCAACATTCTCGTTAACAACAATTTGTAATCTTTCTGCTAAATAATCTAAGTATTTGCCGATTTTTGATTGTTGTTCTTGTAATTTTTCATAATAGCTAAGCATATCATTTAACTTAGAAGGGTCGAAATCACTTTTTGTTTTGATGGCTTCGTTAATGTTACCTTTAAATTTTTCAATTTCTTCTGTTAAATAATTTGAATACTCAAGCATTTGTTTTTTAGTTACAAATTCTTCGTTCATTTTAAATAATTCATTTATTTTTGACTCGTCGGACATATCGAATATCCTAAAGTTGGCTGATTCATTAAATCCCAAACTTTCGTTTAATGATTTAACTTGCATTCTTGCTGAACTAAATCCTGGATCAGCAACGGCATCATAAGTAAATAACTTTTTTACAGTTACCGTTCCATCTGATTCTGTGATACCTGCAGCTCTAGATGATACAAAAATAGGACAACCATCATCAACAAGTGCTTTCGCCTCTTTACCCCAATGGGTATTAAGCAATCGAATTTCACCTTTAACTACGTTAGTTTCTTTAACGAAAAAGGCGCTTTCAATTGTGTGTGAAACTCTTGATAATGAAGTGTCAAAAACATCTGGGTGATCAAATTCTCCATAAACAACGCCTAGCTGATTTTTACGTTTTATTAATTCATCAAGGTGAGGGAGGAACTTATCAGCAGTGTATATCCTATCATTACGATTTTTGATATTAAATTCTGTGAATGTTCCTTCTAAAATGTACTGACCTTTTTGTCCAGCAGATGCTTGTTCATTTAGTCTAAGACCGTCCATGCAATGTTCTACAATAAGGACTGGTTTCATAAATTTTTCTGGTTTTTTGTTTTATATATAAGTTAAAAAATACCATTTTTTTCTATTTTTGAATCACTTACAGATTTAAAACAAAAAAAGTTAGATTTTCATCTAACTTTTTTTGTTTAAATAGCATTTAAAAAATCATCAATATCATCATCAGGTTTCTTAGAGTCAACTTTTTTTGTTTTTTTCACAGTTGGCTTAGTAACATCCTTTGTAACTACATTTTTTTTAGTTTCTTTTACAACTTCTTTAATTTCTTCTTTTTTTGATTCTGGTATTTTAGAAGGTTTACTCAATTGTTCATTAAAATATTTTAATAAGTCTTCTTCTTCTTTATCCTGAACCTCCATTTCTTTAATTTTATCTAAAAATGCAGTACTTTCATCATCAGACTTTTTCATTTCTTCTTCAAAAGAAATTTCTGATTCTGATTCTGGTTCTGGTTCAATTCCTAATATTTTTTCTTTAACCCATTCTTTACTAAAATATGGTTTATCATCTTCAACAATACTTGATAAAGTTTCTGCTATCTTCTCTCTTTGACCCTTAATTTTAGCTTTGATTTCATCTTCATATTTTTTTCCAGGAATTTTTAATTTTTTTAACTCACCACCAATTATTATTTCATAATAATTATCTTTTTCTCCTACAAATTTTTCTACATCTTCTATATCAAATATATCGTTGTGATATAAAATTGAAACTATTCTTCTATCTATACTCATTATTATAATTTATTTTTAAAATTCTGTTTGACCACCGCCTTGTGCTCCACCTTGTGCTCCACCGCCTTGTGCTCCACCTTGTGCTCCAAAACCACCTTGTGCCTGTCCACCTGGAGGCGCTTGTGCTTGACCTCCTTGAAGATTTTGTCCACCTCCCATTTCACCTTGTGGTGCTCCGCCACCTTGTGCTCCGCCCATTTCTGGAGGCATACCCATATCTGGTGGCATACCACCTCCTCCACCGCCTCCACCAGCGCCAGCACCTTCACCAGCTAAGCCACTCATCATCTTATATTTATTATTCTCTTCTATATCCTTATCTGTGAATTTCATAATATTCCTAACAATCCATTCTATTGATAAATATGGCTTACCTTCTGCGTCTTGTAAGTTGCTAGATAAAGTAGATGAAATTTCAGCTCTCTTTGATAAATTATTTAAGTGTTTCCATTCTTCAAATAAATCATTAGAATTAAATTTCAATTTAATATAACTATCAAATATTCTATCTTGTTCTAATTCTGGAAAATCTAAAACCATTTGAATTTTTAAAGGCTTAACTAATATTTCTTTAAATAATGTTCTTAAACGATTAACAAAAGTCTTAAATCTAATCTCATCCATTGTTAATGATGATGTGTCATCATAAAAAGCACCACCACCTTGTTCTTCATCTAATCTTGAAAATGGCATTTTAGATGCTCTCTTCAAACTTTTATAAAACCACTGAAGTGTAATATCTTCATTCAATTGAGCTTGTTCTGGTTGTTCAATAGTCATTTCTGGCACTCCAGCTTCAGAACTTGGGAACCAATAATCTTTTGAATGAGGAATTTTAGTTGATCCATTTATATAAGGAATACCAGTTCTATCATCCCATTCAATATCCTCATGATATTCACTCATCAACTGTTGAATTTGTTGTTCTGCTTGTTGACGAGTTAATCCATTTACAGGAATAACAAACTTTTTATAAATAGAAGCTTGATTTAAGTTATACATCAACTTAGTAAATTCTAATAATTTAAGTTGATTATAAGGTTTAATAAGACCTTCAACATAAGATGTTTCATCATAATCTAAATTGTTAGAATATGAAATATAAATAATATTAGCATCCAATAGCACCCTTCTCAATTGTGGAATATCTGGGTTTTGAATCCAAACAACAGTACCAGTACCTGGCTCAGCAGCTACTATAAGTGTAAGAGGATCTAATAGATTAAGGTCAATAATATTTTTTTGATTATCATCATATACAATTTCAAATGCCAAGAATCCATCAATCAAAAATGTTTTCATATAATTCCAAGCAGTTAAACCATCATTAAAATTAAATGCATTGTAAATTCTTCTAAAATTCTCTTGATATTTTGCTCTAATAGATTGATCATAACTATCTGGTAAATCTGTCAAACTACAGAAATAATTGTCATCATCATACATAACTGCTTCTTCAGCAATTCTTACTACGTAATCTTTTATTTCTTCTTTAATAGCATATTGATGTAAAATTTTTCTTTTATCTAAATATCTTCTATCTAAATATGCTATTGATTTCTTTTCTAATATCTTGGATATAATTTTCTTTGTGAATAAATCGTACATATTTGTACCTGGTTCATAAAGTAAATTACTTGTGTCTTGAAATGCGCCAACTGCTTGACTATTCTTAACAACCATTTCCTGATCATCCATTCCAAAGTTACTTAACCTTCTTAAAAGTTTGTTTCCAAAACTTCTTCCTACATTTCCTTTACCAAATTCATACATTGAATTAGGTTGATTATAACGATTGTATGTTGCCATTTCTCAATTTAATTTTTATTATATATTAAATTATGCTGTCTCGCTTTTTATTTAAATTTTTTTCATTATATTTGCAAATATGAAAACTGAATGCGAACATAAAAATAGAAAAAATCTATACTCTTATTGTGTACAACTCTATACGAATGTATTAGAAGTTGAATGCATAGATTGTGGTATGCACAGACATGAAACTAGATATAAAAATGGAAGAGTTGATTGTAGTGAATGGTTTAAACCCAGAAAAGAAAAAACAAAATGACAAAAGAACAATTTTTAAAACTAGAATTAGTTAGTAAAGCCTATGTTATGTATAAAAATGCTAAACATTGGGTAATTGGTAAAGATTTAGATGAATGCCTATTAGAAGTTGTTGAAGACGATGATGGAGAGTGTCTAGTATGGAAAGCAAAAATGGTTAGATTTGAAAATTGTGTCTATGAAATAAAGGAAATTAAGAAGGAACTTACAGAAGAAGAAAAATTTTGGCAAGATCACAAAATAGGTGATGAATATCAAATGGATGGAAAGCCAGACAAGTGGAAAATATCTTACTATCCTATACTTGAAGATGGAAAAACTAACGAAAAGTATAATGAGTCAAGAGCATTAGTTGAAAAACCAATAGTAGGTGGAACTGATTTTAGAGAAATTCCTTTAAGATACCTTACAAAAATTGGGAAATGAAAAAAAAAGCAATCTGTAAAAGCAACGTATTTAGTCCAAATTTTAAGATAGGCAAAATATACTATTATGAATATGATAATGGTATTTATTCTATAATGGATGATTTCTCAATATCATTTAAGTTCGATAAAAAATGGCAAACTCCTTTTCAAGATTTTTTTAACTTCAAGCCAAAAAAGGCGTTGTTTGATGAATTTTTTTATGAACTTAAAGAATCTAGAAAACTAAAATTAGAAAAACTTTCAAAATTATAATGGAAGAAAAAGTATTAGAATTTATAACAACGGTAAGAGCTTCTTTTGGTGGCTCAATTGCGGTATATACTTGTGGCAATTGTTATCAATTCTATGAAATATTAAAAATTGTATTCCCTGATGCAGAAGCATTTGATGCTGGTGGTCATGTTTATACTAAAATTGATAATAATTTTTATGATATTAGAGGAAAATTTAATGTTGATAGACTTAAATTAATACCTATAACAGAACCAGATAGAATTAAATCTCTTTCTAGTAATAAATGGACGGATGAAAGAAGAAAAGAATATGGTATGGGTAAAGAAATAAATGAAAGAATAAAAAAAAGCAAAAGAAAAAGGATATTTAAGATAAATTATCAATCAATTTCAAATTTTTTTCAAAACTTCTCAATGATTTATAGAAAGCTTCTATATCTTTCTCATATAGTTTAACTATTTCCTCAAACATTTTTATTTTACCAGCAAATTCACTTCGTAGACTCTCATTCTGTATTTTACTTAATGTATCATACATTAATCTATTATTAATATAAAGTGTATCTAAAAAAACGAATCTATGTAAAATAGTAGATGAAATTTCATACACTTTTTCTATTTTAAGAAGATCATATGCAGTTATAGAATAAGCTTTATTGCCATTTCTTTTCAAAAAATCATAAATCCAAGTTATCTTAAATGGAAGTTCTTCTTTAACCTTTCCTCCATCTGATATTTTATCTTCATTTTGTTCATACCTAGAAATATTATTCTGTATTATAGAATCTATTAAATCTACTTTATACATTATTGGTAAATAATCAAAATTAACAGCAAATAACACATTTTTATTATTTACAAGTTTTAATTGTCTCTCTAAAATACCATTTTCATTTTTATTTGGTACTGGAGGTATTGTTAGAATAGGACACCACAATTTATTACCATTATAATTATAATTAATAATATAAAATTTTCCGATTTGAATATTTTTAATGGTTGTACCTCTAACTTGATTGTTTGGCTTTCTTAAAATATAAGAAAACAACTCCGCAGTAGACTCATTTCTGATCACTCTTATATTTTTACTGTATTGTCCGTATAAAGCTCTAACTTCTTCTGTAAAATTCATAATCTATATATAAAATATTTTTTTATTCACAATCTTTTATTATTTTTGTTTATATAAAATAAGAAAGCATGAATAATTTAGAATTTGAAGTAGAAAGAGGTAGTTTTACATATAATATAAAAGCGGAAAGGCAAAAATACTCCAATCATTCTGGAAGTTTTTGGAGGATTGAGATATATAGCAAGAATGAATATCCTCATCATGGTGAATCAAAAAACTATTTTCTCATTGATGTTAATGCAATTTCTGATGTTAAAAGATTTGTAAAGCTAGTACAAAAATTATTAGATTATACTACTAGTCCTGAATATATAAATGAAGCACTTACACTTAAATGGCTATTTAATACATTAAAAAGTTCAGGAATATGCTTATATGGACATGAAATTAGGGAATAAGTCCTTTACTTCTAAGCCAATCTTCGGTTATTATTTTAAAATGTAGATTTCTTTTTTCACACCAGTCTTTCGTGTGCGCCCACTTATGTAAATTTTTCTTATATGTCATTTGAGCATATTCAAAATTTTCTAGCATTTTTAAAGTCTGTTTCTTTGGAGGAACTGGCATCTCAGTTTCACTTTTTGGTTTAATCTCCACAACCAATCTATTATAAGTTTCAGGATCATTTGCATTGATAGTTTCAATATAAAAGTCTGGATAATATCTATGTGTCTCTAACATTTGAGTTTTGTTATTAACTATTTGATAAGGAATTTCTATACCTTCAGCACTCCACTTCTTAACATTTTGATTTATATCACAAAATCTACAAAATGCAAATTCCCAAGAACTTCTATATACAATAGGATAAGATCCTATATACTTTTCTGGATTTTGAACTAAATAATTACCCTGCTTATACTTTCTGTTTGATATTTGTGATCTGTTTCTTGACATTAATAATTTTTATTTCTAAATGCATTAGGATTAGGTGGATCTTGAATAAGCTTAGTATTATTTGTAACTGCTATATAGTTTTGTCCTTTATTCGCTAATGCAACATCATATAATGTTGGAAATCTGTTATATGCGCCAGAATGAATATCATTAAACTGAATATCTCTTACAAGCATAATAAATTCTTCGTCCCTCTGTGTAGGTGGTGAAGGAACTGGATATGATTCTACATATCCATCATTTCTAACCCAATCTCTTAGTGCCATATTTGTATATATAAAAAATCTATGTCTTTAATTTTTTTATTTCAAAAAATTAAAAAGGGACTTCAACATATTTATATATAATATAAAAAATACATTATTATGAACGAATACCAAAAAGAATATTATGAGAAGAATAAAGAAAGAATAAAAAAAAATCAGAAAGAATACTACGAGAAAAATAAAAAATGTTTTAAAGAGTATGATAAAAAATATGCACAAAAAAATAAAGAGAAATTAAAAGAATATTATAAAGAATATTATCAGGAAAATAAAGAAAATATAAAAATAAAATCAACAACTCCAGAGAAAGAGGAAAAAAGAAAAAAATGGAGGAAAGAATACTACCAAAAAAATAAGGAAAAGGCACAACAACAATACAAGGAATGGTATATTAGGATATAGTGCATTAGAACTTAAAGAATATATGATAAAATTATTTACTCCTGGTATGTCCTGGGATAATTATGGAGAATGGCATATAGATCATAAAAAACCAGTATCATCTTTTGATAAAAACGAAAAAGTTTCAGTTGTTTGCGAATTAAATAACCTTCAACCACTTTGGTCAACTACAAGAATAATAGATGGTAAAGTGTATGAAGGTAATCTAAATAAATTCACAAAGTATTGATTTATAATGATTTATATGTTATGCAATCCTTTACCTTCATTTGAATGACTTAAACTTATCATTCTTGGCGATTCTTGGTTGTTTTTCTTCTGATAAATCACATTTAATCCACCTGCAATACCTCTCTTACAAATTTCAGAAAAATATGGAAATGCTGATGAATATTTCTTCTCATTAAATAAACTCCAATTTGACAGCATCATCAAGATCCCCTGTTGTTTACAATCGAATTTGTCATCTGATGTTTTGTATTTCCTTTCAAATTTTTTGATCATCTCTTCCCCAATCTTAATGATCATGTTTTCAGCTTTTTTTGTTAATTTTCCTTTCCCTTTTGAAATTAGAATTTCGAAGTAAAAATCAGTATCATCTATATATCTCGCCATTCATTTTTAATTATTTTTATAAAATTTTTTATCAATCCATTTTCGCTTTCTAGCAAATTCATAAATATTACGTTTATTTCTAGCAAATTCAGTTACATTTTTATATTTTTGAGCTTCTATTTTACATTCATCTTCCGTCCAAGTATTTCTTAATGGTATCATATGTAAACAGATTTCATCTAGAAATTTATTTTTTTGTGAGAATTGCCATATCTTATGATTATTTATTTTAAATTCATTGCTGTTTTTATATTTCAGTGCTTCATTTTTACACTCCTCTTTACTATAACTGTTATGTAGCAGTGTCATATGGAAACAAATTTCGTCTATCCAATTATACTTTTTTGCAAATCCCCATATTTTATGATTACTTTTTGCAAATTCCCCTCTATATTTATATTTATATGCTTCTATTTTACATTCATCTTTAGTCCAACTAACACGCAATAAAATCATATGTGAGCAAATTTCGTTCAACCATTTGTTTTTACGTGCTGAATTATAAGCTGAATGATTTCCCATCATAAATTCATTTCTATTATTATATTTATTTGCCTCTTTTTGGCATTCATATTTAGTCCATTTTATATCAAAACAGCCAACTCCACCTGTTTTAGCGATATTTAAGCATTTAAATCCAGATTCTTCTGATTTTATTCTCCAATATTCTTCCTGTAATTGAGCTTCGCTTACAGAAATATAATCAGTCAATTTTTCAATAATAATGGGACTTGATTTTGTTTTTTCTATATGTGAATAAACAGATCCTTTTTTATTTAAATGTTCAGAAATTCTTCGTTCAAAATTACTTGTTAGCCCAACGTAACAGACGTTATTAGAAAACACAATTCTATAAATCAATCTTTTATATTCATTACCTATTGGTATCATATGGGAACATATATCATCAATCCACTTATTTCTAAGTGCAGCTTGATATGCACCATAAGATTGTTTTATAAAATCTTTTTTATAATTATACTTTATTGATTCTTCTTGACATTCTTCTTTAGACCACTTAAAATGGGATTTTTTCATATTATATTGATTTTTAGTATATATAAAAATTTTAAAATGATAATAGTATAATAGCCTTTATTGCCTTAAATTATTTTTATTTAGTCTAAATAAAAATAGTAATTTAAATGTTATATCATGTTAGAAATTAAAAGTTTATAAAAGTTAATAATTTTTTATTTTAAAGTTAAAAAAAGGACTCTGTTTTCACAAAGTCCTTTCCTAAATTATTGTAAATTAATTATAAAATCATTCTTTTAGCTTTAACCTTGTCTTCTTTAATTTGTTTCAAATTTTCATAAAGGTCATGTTTTGAAATTAATAGGTCATTGAAAGTTTTTTTCAAAGCTTCATCTTCATTTACTAATTCTTCATGTTCTTTTAATAGTGCTAAGCCTGCGTCAATTTGTTTGATTGCTTCTTTAACTTCCATTTCTTTGTCCTCTAAAGTTCTCAAGTGTTTGATTTCTTTTGAAAGTTTATTGTCTAAGAATTTTGTTAAATCATAGTCAAGTTCTCTTTGAACATCATTAATTAAATCATTTGCTGAATTATATTCATAGAAAGCTGTGCCTGTTCTTGCGTCGTTATTATAAACATACATTTTATCCTTATAATTTACTACATAGCACTCTAGGTAAGGATGTAATGCATTCTCAACTTTTAATGCTATATCTAAGTCTACGAATTTGTCAATATTTTGAGCTGCTGTAGTTGATAATACATAATAGTCTTTCTTTAACCAAGGAATAATTTTTGAATTAAATAAACCCTCTAATGTAGTTTCTTTATCTAATTTTTCTTCATTTAAGAAATAAGCCTTATCATTCTTTGTTGAAATGCTCAATACTAAATTTTCATCTAATCTGAAAGAAATTGAATCCTCTTTAATATCACCAATTGTCATAACTTTTTCTAAAATTCTAAATTCTCTAACCTTGTCAATATCCTTAATATGATCTTCTAAAAGTGTTTGCTTAACTTCATCTTGATTAATTAAAAACCAACGATCTTTCATAAATACTAAATTGCCATTTTCAGTTTTTTCAACTAATGTAAATACCTTTGAAGCCTTACCTGAGTTTACTAAATTTTGTCTTTGAATTGGATTATTCATATAACCATTCAAGAACAATTTAACTTCTGGAATCCAATCGTGAATTACTAATTCATTAACAATAGATGACATTTTAGTATCATTATCATTCATGTTAATAATATTAAGAATTGAATTCAATGCTGGACGATACATTTGTCCATAATTTTTTCTTTCAATTTTCTTGTATAAATCCTTCAAATTGTAATTCAAAGGCTCACTTTTAATCTCTTCTTCTAATCCTTCAATTAATCTTTTAACTTTAACATCCCAAGAAAATGGAGTTAATGTTTCTTTAACTGAACCAACTAATTCTTTTTCTGAATATTTATCGTAATTATTAATAAATCTCTCCATAATTACATTTAATTCATAATCTTCAATAGGTAATTCTCTCTTGAAATTAAACAAATCATACTTTAAATTTTTCATATTTTTTTATTTTTTTTTATTTTTGCAGTTGTATCTTGCAGGTTTTTTTATTTTTGAGTTCTTTTCTGAGTTTATATATAAACAAAAAAATATCATTTTTTTCAAAAATCACTTGTTTAGAAAAATATTTTTACTATCATTTTGGAAGGTTGGTGCATGTTCTACTTCTGCTACAGTATTATTTAGATACCACTTTAAATCTGGATTCCATCCGTTTCTTGCAGTTATAAATCCAACAACTAAATCACCAACTTCTGGTTTATTAATTAATAAATTGTTGTTTCTTTTAGAGATTTCAAATTGTTTTAAGTATCTCATTCCATATTATTTATTTCATTCTGTCTAGTTTCTTCACCTTCCTTTATTATAGTTTCTTTTGTTGAATTATCACCAAAATTATGAAACCAATAAACTCTTTTCAAAATTCCAGCAGAACTTGGTAATGTACCGTCTGGTCTAAGTATTCCAAGATAGTTCCAATCTATAATATTATCATTATCACAAATTTCATAATCATCACTCATAACATCAAAAACTGGATAATATGTGCTTATTTCTAATGTAAATTTCATTGTTATAATACCCTCAGAAGACATATTAATTTCTCTTGGTATTTCAATTCCACTATCAGATGGTAATTTAAAATGTGAATTTATCTTCATCCCAAAATAACTAATACTAAAAAATCTATAATTATACAATACATCTAAAATTTTAGTATAACATATATCAACTTCCCATTCATTATCTAATCTAATTTGCACATCATATGATAATGTAATTGGAACAGCTTTAGTCCTACTCACAATTGCCCTAAATTCATCATTTATCTTAGTTTCTTTTGATAAATATTGATTTGGATTAGCAAATTCATCATCTTTTTGAGAGCCGCCCTTAAATGTTATAACACCTCTTTGTTTTTGATCAGTATTTAATTCTACTCTATTACCAACAGTATCATCAACGAAAGCATCTAGCATAAATCTTTCTTGCCCACCATAAGAAGTAAAAAATGGCAATAAAACCCTTATCTTTTTTCCAGCACTCCAACGGTTAATCCACCTAACTTTTGTACCCAAAACTTTACACAAAGCAATTGTAGTCATTCTAACAAAATTATCATCATAATTATATTCTTCGCCTACTCTCATAAAAAACTTTTTTATTTTATTTATATATAAAAAAATGACATCAGCAAAAAATAATCTTGTATGAAATATCAGAGGAAGTTTGTCATAAAAATTATATACAAATCAGGTTCATCACGACCATTTTATGTTAAAGAATTTATTAAAAATACAATAGGATTTTATCACACAGACACACGTATTTTAGAAAATGCTAAAATATGGAGATATAAAAAAACTTGTGAGAATAGTATAAACTTGTTTTTAAAAAAACTTGATCCAACAAAAGTTAAAATAGAAGATTGTGATTTTGAAATAATAGAAATAACAGATAATCAAACATTAAGAAGTATAAAGCTCAATAAGATTAATAAAATTAAAAAAAAAATGAAATTTAGTGTTGGTGATAAAGTTAAGATAATAAAAAAGAAATGTTATCTTTTTGGAAAAGAATCAGAAAAATTAATATCTTGGTATTCAGAAGAAATTTATACAATTAGAGAATTTGATAAAGATTACAAGGTTGCGACATTAGATAGAGCACTTAATAATCACACAAGTAACATGATAAATATTTGTTATCTAAAATCATTAAAAAAAGAAAGAAAAAAGAAACTTTTAAAATTAAATTCTCTATAATATTGTGGGTGTAACACCCATTAATCAATTCATAGTTGTTAATACGAAACCTTGTAAATCAATGATTTGCAAGGTTTTTTGTTATGATTCAATGAATCATAGTTGTTAATGAACTACTTATAGTTTCCTCACAAAGATTATACTTTATAAGAACTTTAGATAAATCTAAAGGCTCGTTCATAGAAGCAAAATGATTTCCAAACCACCTATTCAATATATTTATGGCTGAATTTAAATCACGGTCTATAATTATGGTGTCTGATAATTGAACTTGTCTATCATTTAATTCAATCTTATTCTTAAATAATTTTCCTGTCAAACAATTAATTTGTGTTGTCCATTTTTCATCTATCTTTGTCAAATTGGTGTTCTTAGCTTGACACTTATAAGCAAGAAATTGTAAAAACATATTAATATTAGAAAAATGAAATGATTTCCTAATACCTTTTTTATTCACATTTACTCCTTCTGTTGACATTAATTTTTTTACCATCAAATCACCAACTACAATTGTGTTGTAGTTCATATTCGCTAATTTTTTACTCTGAATATGTAGAGCTTGTTTTATTTGTTCATTTTTTTTATAATAACATTTATTTAATGACTTTTTTAATTTTAAATTCCTATTTGATCCTTTTACGGTTTTACTCCTTTTATTTTGGATTTTAGCAATTTGTTTCTGATAATAATCATTAATCTTTTTAGATTTGTTTTTTAATACAACCATATCACCTTTATTATCTATTCCTGTTCCTAATTTTGATAAACCCAAATCAATAGCAAGAACTTTAGTTTTTATACTTATATTATCATCATATACTGGCTTCTCATCAATCACTAAATCACATAACCATTTATTTCTAACAAATTTTATTCTTATTTCTTTTATTTTCAAATCTTTAATATTCAAATTTGATTTATATTCAAATAATATTTTGTTGATAATTATCATATTATTTTCTTTTATAATCCACCCTGATTGATTCCAAGTTAAAGAATGAAAATAACTATTTTCTATTTTATTGGGTGGTCTTGCAGTTTTATCTTTTTTTATTAATCTAAAAAAAGATTGATATGAGCCATATAATTCTGTTGCTATTGTTTGAACTGCTTTAGAATTTAATTTTTTCCAATCTGAATGTTGATCCTTCAATTCAGGAAGCATATTATTTAATCCAAATTTATTAAATATAGATTTGTCTATTTCATATTTATCATGTTGTATATCAAGCAATTTATTCCATATATCTTTACGAATATCAGATAATTCTTTCAATGTTGTTATCTGTTCGTTTGATGGAAATAATCTTATTTGATATGTTTTCACTTTTTATAGCACTTATTTTATATAAGTATATATAAATAAAATAAAGTCATATTTTGCCATTTTTGAAAATGTTTTTATTTTAAAAAATTTATATATAAGAGAAACAATTTTTTATTATGAAACATCTTCAAGGATTCTACGAGCAAACTAATGAAGCTAAAATTACTAAAACAGATACAACAAATGTAAAATTTAACGTTGGATCTGATATACAAATAGTAGACGAAAATGATAAAAATATTGGCACAGCATTAATAAAAAAAGCATTGAAATCATCTTATAATGTAATGTATAAAGCTAAATCATACACTGTTAGCAAAGCTGCATTATCATTAAACATACACGGTCAAGTTCAAACTGAACTAAAAAATCTAAAATAATTATGCATATTAAAACCTTTGAAGAAAATCTAAATACTGAAGGTGATTGTAAATGTATAAAAGCTATTAAATTCAAAAATAGACTTAATTATTTTAAAAATTTAGATTATAAATATAAAATACAAAAAAATTCAGTCAAAGTATCTTATGACGATGGTAGATTTACTAATATGAGTAAAGATATATTTGATGAACATTTTTTAAACATAGAGAAATGGGAATTAATACAAAAAAGAGATAAATTCAATTTATAAAAAAGCCTGAAAAGGCTTTTTCTATTAAACCTTTATTGTTTTTTATCATATATTATTTAAACTAAAACTAAATAAATATGAGTCTTAAAACAGATATGTTCTGGTATAAATACCAGCCTAAAAGCCTAAATACTATAATATTACTTCCAAGAATCAAAGAATTGGTTAAAGATGGAATAAAAGCTAATATGATTTTCTATAGTGATACTCCAGGCACAGGAAAAACTACATTAGCAAAAATACTTTGTAAAGACACAGACAATATAGAATTCAACGCTTCACAAGATACTGGTGTGGATATTCTTAGAGATCATTTACAAAAACATTGTAAAACTCTAAATCCATTTGCTGGTAAAGACGCACAAAAAACCATATTTCTTGATGAGTTTGATGGTGTATCTGCTGAATACCAAAAAGCTATGAAAGGATTTTCAGATAAATATCAACACGTCAGGTTTATTCTAACAACTAACTATATTCAAAAGATTGATGAGAAAGTACTTTCAAGATTTATCAAAGTAGATTTTGATCCTAAGACAAAAGAAGAAACAGACTATCTTCAATCAATGTACTTCAAATATCTGAAGGCAATTGCAACAAAAAACACAATATCTATTACTGATGAAGAAATCAGAAAAATGATCATGCTTAATTTTCCAGATTTAAGACAAGCCACACAAAAATTGCAAGAAGTCTTTGTGACAAATAACACAGATCAGTTTAAAAACTTAAATGCTTCTGGTTATGATGACATTTTTCAATTTGTAATGGATGGTGGAAATAATATTGAAGAAAACTATTCTTTTGTTGTTAATAACTTTAATGATAACCCATTAGAATTAATGAAAGCATTAGGTAGACCACTATTTAATAGAATACAAAGTATTGACAATGAAAATCTAATAAAACAAGGTGCAAACTTAGTTAGATTACAAAAATCTTATAATGCTGAATTTTCATCAACAATAGATCCAGTTTTACATTTAATATCTTATCTAACAGACATAAAAGAAACATTAAAGAAATGACATGGTGAAAAATTTCAATATTAGACCAATTGGTTGTGATATTATTAGTGTAACACCAATATCAAACCCTAGGGATTTTATTTTATTTGAAACAGAGAAACAAAAATTGAGAAGGATAAGAAAACAAAAATTAAAAAAATTAAATATAATGGGAAAATTCAATTTTATTACAAAAATAAAAATGTTTTTAGCTTCAATTGGTTGGAAGATATTTATTTGGGGTAATAATTATACTGAGGAAGAATATTGGGAAAGTATATACCAACAGGAAAAAAATCATAAAATAAATAATGCTTGATAAAGAAAAAACTTATGATAAATGGTCAAAATTAGGATTGCTTGAAGGACTTGATAAAGCACAAAAAGATTGGTCAAGAAAAACAACACTCACACAAGAAGAACATGATGAATGGCTAAAAAACCAACCAATTCAAACATCAAGTTGGGATCCTTCAATGCCTTTACTACCATTATCCATGAAAGTTGCAGCACAAACAATTGGTATGGGTGGATGGAGACAATCAAAAAAACAAAAACAAAAACAAGATAGATTAAACAAACTTAAACAACTTAAAGGAGAAGAACCAAATGTTGTTTTGCCAGACGATGAATTTGTCGATGGCTTAATTTCAGTACAACCATTAGCAGGACCAACTCCACATCTTTTTTATTTAGATTTTAAATATACAGCTAAGCCTAAAAAATTCTCTAAAAGACCGAAAAAGAAAAAGATTATCAACAGGGTAGACAAATTTAAATATATACTAAAAAATAATAACAAAAAATGGATGATATCAAGATTTTTAAAGAAAAAGCTATAAATGATTATATTTATAATAATATAAATTTAAGTCACGCTGGAACAAATGACATTAAGCATGGTTTAAGAAATTTACTAGGTGAAGAACCAGCAGTTAAATTTAATTATAAGCCAAATATGAAGATTAATGAAACAACTGGAAAGGTTGAAAGATTAGATAATGAATTGGAATCAATAGAAATCTATTATACATATATTGGTTCAGATAATGCGCCTCACGCATCTCATATGAAATATGTTGTAAACTAATTTGTAATTGATAAAAAATCATCGTATTTTTTATCAATTATAAATAAAAAATTATAACCTTGATCTAATACTGATTTTTTCTTAATTAAATTTAATTCTTCGTGTAATTCATAGGTATACCAAGATTTAACTTCAACTATTAAATTAAAATCCTTCAGATAATAGTCTGAAAAATAAATTTTATCTTTATTTTTATGCTTAAATTTAATAATTTTACCTCTAATAACATTCAATTTCATTTTTTCACATAAATCAAGAAAATCTTTTTCATAAGATCCCTGATACTTAATTCCATTTTCATGCATTTTCATTTTTGGAAATTGTTTCTTATGAATTTCTAAGTTTTGTGAAGGATAATCTACACCATATTTTTCATTACAAGTTTTTCTTGATTTTATTTGACAATCATCCGTTGCTAAATAAGAATCTTTGCCATATTTTTCAAGACAAGTTTTTTTAATTTTATCTTGGCATTCCTCAGTTTGTGTATAACTTGTTACGTTATATTTATTTTTATTATTCAAATTTCTAGTTTCTAAAATTGACTTTGATTGAGTTGGCCACTCAACACCATTATTTTTAAAACAAGTTTCTTTAGATTTTTCTCTATTTGTAAAATATTCATCTCCATACTTTTCTTTTTTAATTTTTTTAAACTTCTCTTTTAATTGCTCTGATTGAAATACAACTTCAACACCCCAATTTTTTAAATTGGTTTCTTTTTTCTTTTCTTTTATTTTTTCTGATTGTGAGACATTTTCAACACCATATTTTTCTAAATTAGTTTTTTTAGTTTTAATTGATCTACAATTAAAACAACAATAATTTCCATTATTTCTATCACATGTCAAATTATAATAAGAGTGTTTCATTTCTTTTTCGTCTCCACAAATATCGCATTTTGTATTAATTATAACTTCACTATATCTCAACAATTCATTTGTTTTAATTTCTATAATATCATTTTTTCTCACATTATATCCTAATTCATTAAAATGCTTAAAATTATAACTGTTTATTTTTACTTTTACTTTTTCTGTTAATATCATTTATTTAAATTATTTTTTATAGTTACCATCAACTATAAAGTATATATAAATAAATGAAGTTCCTAATTAAACAAATCACCGAAAAAATGATATATAAAACAAAAATAATATAAATAAATGATTAGACTTAACTTAGTCTGTGACGGAAATTACCTTTTGTATAGGGCAGTATTCATTTTACATAAATTAAGAACACTTTACGGTGACTTGGAAACATTATTATTAAATGATTATAACAATATAACTAACGCTTATCCTTTCAATGTAATTTATGTCGTTTCAGATAGTAAAAAAAGCTGGAGAAAGAATATATATCCTGAATATAAAGGTAAAAGAAAAAAAGATTTAGATATTGATTGGGAATTTGTATTTGACACCTTTGATAAATTCAAAGAAAGTATAAAACATAGACACAATTGTATTCAATATCAGATAGATCCATTTGAAGGTGATGATATTATAGCACATATTGTAAGTGAAACAAATAAAGAAGGTGGTTCAAACTTAATACTAACTAATGATGGTGATATTCATCAATTATTAAAATTTAGTACTACAGAAAACTATATTAACTTCATTTATAATCATAAGTTTCAAGATGAAAAACTTTATATGCCACAAAACTATAGTATTTTCTTACAGCACATTGAAGATACGACAGAAGGTGATATTTTTGATTTAGCAGATGATAATATTGATTTTATGAACTTTTTTCATAAAGTAACAAATAAAGCTAAAGTTGTACCAATTAATAAAGAAGAATCCTATTTTAGAAAATTAGTTGCTGGTGATGTTGGTGATAATATTCTAAGTGTAGTTAAATTCACAAAAGAAACAAAAGGTATTGGTGTAAAAGGTTCTGCAACAGTATATTCTATGTACAAGCAAAGATATCCAGAAGATATTGATTTTGATTCTGATGAATTTATAGATAATCTATGTGAAATTTTAACAATTTATAGAAAAAATAAAGATGAAGATTTCAAAGATAAATTAACTGAAAAAATTAAAATGTCTAGAATATTAACAAGATTAGATGGAAGATATTTACCAACTGGATATAAAAAAATATTATATGATAATATTAAAATATAAAAAAGCCTTCTTCGGAAGGTTTTTTTATTTTAAAATTAATATATACATAAAAAATACGATCTAATGAAAAATTTGAAAAAATTTGAAATCTATATCACATCTGCGACTGGTAGTTCACCAATTTTAGACACATCAGATGCTAAATGGTTAGAAGAATTAAATAATCTTGAAATTAATTTTGAAAATGAGAACGACATAGAAAAATGGACAGACGAATTGAGAGAATTGGGTAAAAAATATCCAGAAATGAAATCAACCCCTGAATACTTAGAACATTTAAAAAAATGGTACAATATTCTAGAATTAACAGATGAGATTAACAAGAATGGCATTAGAAATAAATATAAATAAACCAAAAAATATAATTTATGAAATTTTTAAGAAAATATGAAGAAAATTATGTTCGTAAAGTTCATATACCAAAATTTGAAATTGGAGATGCTGTAAAAATAAAAAATGATCCATCACACACAATTTATGCCATAAATG